TCTTTTCCGGCGTAGACTTTGTGACAGTATGAACCTACATTCCACCCATAATCTTCAAAGTCTTTATACATCTGCTCTACTAGCGAAGTCGTCGGAACAACTATCAGAATATTTTGTTGCTTTTCAACGTAGTATCTTACAAGAGAATATATCATCAAAGACTTTCCAGAAGCAGTTGGAGATATCAGCAACTTACGATTATGTCTTAAAGCGTCGTATACGCCTTCGATTTGATAATCTCTAGGTTTATGTCTTGATATTGCAGTTACATAATCTTTGACGCCTTCTTTCGATATACCATCATTAACTTCAAATGGCAATCCATAATATTTGTTGTCTTTAAATTCGTATGTATATCCGTGATCCTTACAGAACTGAACGATTCTGTCTAGTAAACCAATGTATATTTCTTTAGTTTGTATATTAAATAAACGAATTTTTCCATCCCAATACCTTTTTTTGTAGGATGGAGAAAACTGTGCTCCAGGCACTTCAAAAGTAAATTGATCTGCTAATTCATAATGAATATGAATTTCAGAGTCAACATGAAGATAGACTTCATTCTTCTTTGATATAATCAAATGTGACATTCATTTAGATCAATATCAAATATTTAGCAATGTTTAATTAAATCCAGATTGGAATTTATGCCACTCAATTGCGTTTTTAATTTGAAAAGTTCTATTGGAAATTGTCTTGATAATCTCTTCTAAAAATTTAAGAGTTGTATCATAGTATCTAATTTTAAGATCTAACTTGGTCAACTTATCATCCGCTTCAATGTATCTCTGAATCGCATCTTTTTCTCTTACTTTGTATGGAAATGGTTCTTCGGCATATACTTCAGCAGGTGCTTTTCCTGTGTAGTAATTATATCTTTCCAACTTTACTTTGTTGTAAGAGTTTCTTGTCCTTTCTCTCAACAAAGTAATTGTATTGTAAATGGTGTAATATTTGCAGTGTAATTGCGGAATCCTCAAACTTTCATCATGAAGATTGTCCGGATCAATGGTAGAATCACTTTCCCACATTGATTGAATTTTGTCTAGATCCATAATAAAAAAATCAGATGGTTAGAGAGGTGTTCTTCCGTCCGCTCCTAGTATATCATAAATTGTATATTTGAATGTAACATCTGCTGTGAAATATTGAACATCTGCTTCTGATGCATCAAATTCCAAAGATGAAAGAGAAACTGGAAACAAGTCTCTGAACTTTACAATAGCAACATCTCTAAAATTACTATTCAAAATATGAAGACTTGCATCACTAAATTGTTGATCAAGTGCTCCTTCACCAGTAACATCATCAGTTGTTAAAGTTTTAAACTGTTGAGTGGTTTCTGGAAATCCTAATCCAGTCAACCAATTATGCATCTTCATATAATTCTCAAGATTTTCATCAACTAAAAATCTTAAAGAAAAATCTCCATAAGTTAATTTTTCTCCAGGAATATCAATATCCTTGAGATATGTTGGTTGTACAGCATTTCCCAGTGTTATTTCGGGTATACTTGCTGAATTACAGAAGAAAGATACTTTGGGTTCTTTTGCCAGTGTAAATTTAAATCCAACAGGAGATAGAAAATTCCTGTTTTGAATTTGATTGTCAAATGCTGTCGCCATTATTATCCTCCATTACCGCCTCCGCCGCCGTTACCACCGCCATTGCCGCCACCACCATTACCGTTGCCGCCATTGCCACTGCCACCATTTCCATTACCATTCCCACCATTCCCATTTTTGTTAGAATCTCCGTCATTGTTGTCACTTTCATTATCTTTTGCTAAGTATCCACGGACTCCAACACGATATCCTTTGGGAATTTTTTTACATTTTTTGTCAGTATAGCAGTAGTATTGCCCCGGAGGGCACTTTTTTGCAGTTGCTTCTGAAATAAATTTATTAAAATTTTTCATTAATCAATAATTAAAGAATACCATTGCTCACTCATACCCATAATTATGCTGTTTGCAGATTCTTCATCTTCTGCATAACCCTCATCAATTAAATGTTGTATAAGTTTAGCATGACGATCCAGTGCTTCTTTATGCTCTCTAGGTGTCGATTTCATCTCAGGAATGCTTTTATCTGTATTTAGACAAAAAAAGGACCCCGAAGGGTCCTTTGAAAATATGTGTCCGATGGATCACATGAGGTTGCTGACTTTAACGCGACGATAGTAGCGGTTAGAGTTACGAGCAATAACACCGGGGTTGTCCAGAGAAGCACCACGAGCAAAGGGATTAGCGACGATGCCGTAGCGAGTCTTAAATCCGATTTTGGGCTGGAAGGTGTTCTCGCCAACTGCACGAACCATCTGAAGAGGAACGTAGGGGCAGTAGAAGAGACCTGCATCGTAAGGCGAAGAACCCTTGTAACCAACAACGTAGTACTGATTAGCAGCAACGTTAGCAGCATAAGGATCGATGTATACACGATACTTACCTTGAAGAACACCAGCAAAGGTATTGCCAGCATCGTCAACCTGAAGATTGGCGTTGAGCGCAGGGGTGTAATCAAGAACACCTGCCATGGTGAGTGCAGAAGCAACATCAGCAGAGCAGAGGATCATATTACCCTTCCCTCTACGAGTTTGCTGGGCGATGGCGTTAGCGTCTCTCTCAATCTGGAAGATGAGACCCTTAAACTTCTCAACAGACCAACGACCATTGCTGTCAACGTCGAGGTCGAAAGTACCACCGGTTGCAACATTTGCCTGAGCACCAGGAACAGCAACGTTATAGATGGTTCTGATGACTTCGCGGTTAATCTCTGCCAGAATCTCAGTAGAGAGGATGTTGGCGAGTTCCGCTTCAGCATTCAGACCATGGATTGCTTTCAGGTCCTGAGCAAGTTCGAGTGAATACTCGGCTTTCAGAGCGCGTGACTTGGCAGTAACGGTGATTTTCTCAATCGAGAAAGCCATCTCGTTGAATTGTCCGCCACCATCACCCAGGTCTTCTGCATTAGCAGTGCTCATGCCCTGACCTACGTTATAGGTGGTAGCATCAGCAGTGGCAGGGAAAGTGCCGTCAAGAGCACCAGGGTTAGTTCCTTGCTGGTTGGTAGTACCTAAACCAACAGCAGCCTGAACCATTCCGGCAGTGCGGTCGAAACCATTACTTTGACCAGAGAATGCAGAGTCTGCTTCGTTGTAGAATGCCTCTTCGCCACTCTGAGAAGCGTAGCGGGAGCGCATTGCGAAGATCAGTCCAGTAGGACCATTCATCGGTTGAACGCCTGCGAGGTCATAAGCGACCAGGTTAGGCATTGCACGTCTAATCAGGGAGATCAGAACGGGATCGAAATTAGTGATCGCTCCAGTGCCACCAGAAGTGGCGTTGGTTGGCGTTTCAGAAAGGAACTCTTGCTCCTCTCTAAGAATTTTTTCTTGGTTCTCCAGAAGAACGGAGGTTACCATTCTCTTATGAGGATCTTTGATTTCTCCAAGACCATCATGGTTAAGAATTGGTGCCCACTTCTCCTGCAGTTGTTCGGAATTGAACATTTGCATTTGAATTTTACCTCTTAAATTTTCTTGTTTTGTTTGTTGTTAATAATTTAAAAACTCACTTTTTCGAAACTCTATTCAGAGTCTGAAGATATGACTCCATCAAACCAGATACTTCTGGTTGACTTCCGCCTTCTGCACCTTCAGAAATAGATTCTGAATGGTTTCTTTGTGCGCTGGAGTTATTGGAGAAATAAGAATCTCTCAGTGTTTCCAGTTTTTCACGATAGTTAGATTCACTTTCAAACTCAACATTTTCAGCAAGAGAAGCGAGTTTTTCCTTTTGGGAGAGAGCAAGACCCTCTGACACATCCGCAAGGATTACATCGGCAACCGATTCTGATAATCTTTTATTTAAAGCAACGTTCTTGTTGATTTGCTCATTGAGTTTATCTTCCATTTCATCAAGTTTTTCTACCATACTATGAATTACATCATATTTTTCTTCAGGGATAGTTACATAATGATCTTCAAAAAGTCCTCTCATTCCAGAAAGGAATGATTCGGTCATTTCGGTCTTAAGACCGTGCTCAACTGCGAGTTGATTTTCAGACATCCACTCGTCAGCAACATACTCAAGGTAAGCGTCAGTGCGCTCAGAAAGTTCTGCCTTAACAGCAGCAACTTCTTCGACGAGAGCCTGTTCGTATTCAGACTTCATCTCTTCTTTAATTTCAGCAATCTTAGTTCTAATTGCTGCTTCAAAAATTGTGCGTGCCTTTTCTTGGAATTCTTCGGAGAGCTCTTCGCCGGAAATAAGGGCATTGATGTCTTCTTCGACATCAATCACTTCTTCCTCAACAACCTCTTCTCCTGATTCTTCAGTGGTTTCAGCAACAACTTCTTCTTCAGCGGTTTCCTCTTCAGAAACTACTTCTTCTTCAGTTGCTTCTTCTTCAGAAACAATCTCTTGATCGCCATCGATCTCAGATTCTTCCTCTTCCTTCATGCCTTTCATGGCATCCGCAGGTTTAGCTCCTTTATTTACAACATCTCTAACTTGTTTGAGAGATGCACCAGGAGTGGCGAGTTTGTTAGAATCGTCATCTGGTCTGGAGTTTTCTGGGGTGGGCCCGCCGAGATCCTCATAAGTAGCAGGAGTACCACCTGTGGTTAACTTCTGCATTGGTTCTCCAGGCGCAGCGTTTTTAGTTACTACGTTTTCCATTTCTTGTAAATTGCTACCAACGGACATTTGATTAGACATGATTGTATTAATCTATATTTATTTATAATTTAAAGATTTGAGAGGAAATTGTTCCATAACTGGAGTTTATGCTCCTCAAGAGTTTTTTGATCAACTAGGGTGTTGATTCTTTTTTTAGTGTTTTCTGCGAGTTGCTCACGAAGAATTCCACCTTCCCACACCCATTCTTTTCCTTCCATAATTCCCGAGACAAAAGCATCAGGGGCAGAGGGATCAGCAACGATGTCAGCAGCAGTTGCTAGCATGAAATCTTCACCTACAACTTTTACACCATTATTATCTTCTTTAATGGAACCAATTCCACGAGAAGAAACTCCAAGCATCACACCTTCATCAAGAAGTGACTTTGCAATCTTACCCATTGGCGTATCAAGAAGTTGTGCCTTACCTCTAAAATTGTTTCCTTCTTGAGTAAGAGAAACAATTTTATGGGAAACACGATCAAGATTTACAGTGGGACCATCAGGATGTCCAAGTTCACCAAGAGCACGTCCTTTATTGACGAATGATTCGTTATATCTTCCAACTTCTTTTGCAAGAGTTGAAACAGGATACATTCTTCCATTGCGATTCTTGATCTCACCTTGAAGGAAGGTTCCCTCAATATACATTTTTTTATTGGATCCTTTGCCTTCAGTGACAAATTTTACACTAGAAATTTCTTCCGTGATTAATTTCATCATGCTACCCCAGTAATTTGAACTTGTTGGACATACAATGCTGAAGCAGTTCCTTTTGCCGCCACTTGGAAAACATCTCTCAATTCACCTTCACCATCAGTGATTGGTCCCACACTTGTTGTATTGTGAGCAAGAGTAAGTCTTGTGCTGAAAAATCCGGGATCTCCGTTAGAATTATGACTAAAAGATCCATTAAGAACTGAAAGAACTGTCAGTCCTATTCCCGAAGTTCCGCCATTGGCACCAGCAGGAACAATTCCAGTCAGTTGAACCTTATCTCCGACTTCAAATGGACTTCCGCTTCCTGCAGGGAAATCAATCGTGGTAGTTGTTCCTGTTGTAACACCAACAACTTTTTGTGACTTTGGTCTACCGATACTCAGTGTTTCTGTTCCACCAGATGAAATGTAGTAATTAGCATTTGCAGCAGTGGGATCAATTCCAACCGCTACATGTGCATCTCCACCAAGTGCATGTACTCTAACAGTATCGGTAAAATGAGTCATAATACCTGACGATGCCGATGCCGTGGCAACAGCAAAAGATACTCCACTTCCTACCGGTTTATGTGCCATTATTCTTGATCCTCAGGTGATGATTGGTCTTCAGGTTCTACTTCACTGAACATAGAAGTTGCAACTTCTGGTTTGAAACTATCAATCCTTTCAGTTGCCTTTGCAAACAAAATGTCTTTAATTTTGTCACTAACTTCTGCTGCTGACGAATCAACAGCAATCAAATCTACAAGTTCTTCCATAAAAATTAATATAAGTCCTATTCATTTATTTATATCTCGGCCTTTTTAGTATCCTTTTGCATTTCTGCATCAGTTAATTTGCCTGCAGCATCATCTGGATCTTCATCAACAGGAACATTACCCATCAGTCCCATATCCTCACCTTCTGCGGGCAGAGGTTCTCCCGTGATGGGGTCAACCGCATTTGGATCAGGAATAATTCCATCCTTAATTTCCTGTTCAATTTGCTCATCAATTTCAATAATTTCTGCATCAGTTTGGCGAAGAATTTTTTTACGAACATATTCATTTGAATAAAATTTTCCGATGTAAGGTTCAATAGTTGCGAGCGTTCCTAGACGCTCATTCATCATCTCAGTTTCTTTTAACTCTGCAAATTGGTTGTCATAAAGAAAATCATATTGAATATGATCTCTAATTTCTTCCCAGTCTTCTGGAGTGATGATATTTTTAAGTATAAGTTGAGTCTTCAACATGTCATTAAACATGTTCGCAAAACGCTTCCTTAGACGACCAACAAACTTGGAGAACTTAAGTTCATCACGTAAAATTTCAGAAGAACGACCAAGGTTAAATCCACCATCAGCAGCAATTCTGGATTCGGGAACACCAAGTGCTCTATAGAGTTTCTTCTGGAAGTATTCAATATCTGAGAGTTCTCCCAAATTCTGCCCACCAGGTAGGGTGGTGATCTCAGTTCCGCGACCACCTTCTCTACGAGGCAACCAAAAATCCTCCATCATGGACATAAATTTTTTGTCGTCACGGATCTCACCCGTGTTTGCATTATAAACCAGTTTATTTCTGTAGCGAGACATGACCTCTTTGAGGTATTGTTCTGCTTTTACTTTTGGAAGATTGCCAACATCAATATAAAAAATACGACGTTCTGGTGCTCTGGATAATCTGTAGATGACCAGAGAATCCTCAATCATTCTAAGTTGATTGAGTGCCTTAATTGCTTTATGAAGATAAGAAAGTACAGTTCCTTTATTGCGATCAACTAATCCTGAAGTAACATAAGTAACCGAATCTTTTGCTATTTTGACTCCTTTAGCACCACCACCTCCGGTTAAAGCATTTGATGGATAATTCGGTTTTGGTGTATAAACAAAATATTCTTCAATTTCGGGTGAAAGTGCTCTAGATGCATCTTCATCTCTATTTGATCTCAAAGTTACGGCAGAATTTTTATCGGGTTTTTTCTCCTGACGAACATACTTCATTTTCATTGGATCAATATATCTTAAATCTTTGATCCCTTCTTCTGGTTTCTTGATATCAATTACCTTTAAGTAATAGAGTCTTCCGTCAACATACCAATTCCTAAAAATTTCATGGGACTTTGTATCAAAGTCCATTATTTCCTTAATTGTTTTAAATTCTTCTCTGATTGCCTTTTTTAATTTGTCACTGGCATTTAAATTTGTAAGTTCAATTTCAATCGGTGAGTCATACAAATCGCTCACGATCGCTTCATTAATTACATCTTCAATGGCACCATCCGCTTCCGGATGTAGTGCCATTTCTCGATACCTTTTTATTAACTCAGATTCGTTTCTGTAAGCACCTTCAATATCTACGTAGGAACCATAAAAACTGCTTGCGACAAAGTTATCAACCCCGTCCTCATTATTGGGAGGAACGGGGGAAACTATGGAAGCAGATTTTTTTTCTTTGTCCCCAATAGAAAATCCAAAAAGTCTGGCCATATTATAGTAATTTTACTCTGTTTTGACTATTTAGCCGATATCTTTACCTGATATCTTCACCACCAGCTGCTTGAGAAGTTCCTCTGTATGCTTCCCACCACTGAACTTGCATTTCTACTGTGAATTCTTCAATAGTGTCAGTCGTTTCATAACTTACATCAATCGTAGAAATATTAGTTGGGAAAATATCCCAGAACTTATAAGATCTGAGAACAGATCCATCACGATCAAGTTGCTTGACCGTAGCATCTTTCTGATATGCTTCAGGATCTACGACACCAGTTCCATCAGACATTTTGTTGATGGTGTTCATCCATTTTTCAAAAGCAGAACGGAGAACGAAATCAGTGTCATTGATGACTGTGATAGTCCAAGTTTCAAATGTTCTGTCTCCGGCGATTTTTAAAATACGACCTCTGAACGGAACGTCAATTGGAGCAATAGTGGATGCTGGAAGAGCAGCTGCTTTTACAAGAAATCTTGCTTTCTGTAAAACATCATTTTCAATTGCAACAGCATCAGGGAATGCTAATTCAACTTCGAATAGATTGGGTCTTGCACCACCACCGGATAATCTACTTTTAAAATCACTAATTGTTCTTAGCGGCGTGGTATTTTGTTGTTGGCGACTAGGCATTTTTCTTTAAACCTCGTTTTTTATTAAGTAGAATTAAACAGAACCAATAATTTCTTCAAATGCAACACCTGTTCTGGTTGCAACAAAGGTTAGACCGATGAAGTTGATAGAACGTGCTGGTTTGACATAGATGTCAGCAACAAACTCATTATTATCTATAATAGAAGCAGTGTTATTAGTCTCATCACAAACAACGACATAATCAGTAATTCCTCTCTTGGATTGAACATCGCGGAGGAATGGTTCAACAATATTTACGAAATTAGTTCTCGTGATTTCATCGTTGAATTCGAAGAGTTGATCTCTTGCTGCTGCTTCAATAGCATTCTCAATGAAGATAAACAGACGACGAACGTTAATTCTGTCGAATGCAGAGGCTTTAGCAAGTGCTGTTTTATCACCAAAGAGAACAATTCCAGAACCAGCTTGGAAAATAACTGGATTAATTCTGTTGGAATACAGAACATCTCTTTGTGCTTTAGATGGATTGTATGTTAGTTTAACCGCATTCAGGATTGCTCCTCTTGAAGTTCCTGCTGGTGAGAACCATGGGAATCCGTTAATGTCTGTTCTAACGCATGTTCCTGCAACATCACCATTCAAAGGAACATATCGGAACGTATCGGCAAATCTGTCATACATGTATTTGTATCCACTATCAAATACTGCGAAAGACGATGACGTTAATGGTGAATAGTAACTTAAGAGATTGTCGGTGATGTCCGCATCACTATTAACGGTTACTGAACCTGCGGCAGAGTCGCTAAGGAATGCGCCTCTGTAAGGAGAAATAAATGCGATTGCATCCTTTCTAGTATCAGCAACTGCAATGACTTGTTGAGCAAGATTTTGTGCTTCGGTTTTAGTATGATTACCTGATCCCATTAATAGGAAATCAACCGCAAAAGCATCATTATTTTGGAACAACTGATATCCGGTTGAAATTTTAGTAACAGTTGCTTTGAGACTATCAACTGTGCCAATTCCAGCAGATCCGTTATAATCTTTACCACTTACTAAACTTAAATCTTGCTTTCCAGATGCACCAAAGATAATTCCTTTAGCATTCTGGTCCCAACCAGTATCTCCTTGTTCGGTAAATGCTGCACTGAATCCAGTAGTTGTTAATCCAGTTGGAGCACCACCACCAAAAATGTAACCAGAATTGTTTTTGAGATACTTTCTCCAGTAAGATGGAGAACCTGCAGAAAATTCTGCGTCTTTCGCTTTAGAGAGGGATAAATGCTTCTCAAGAACTGTTCCAGCATTTCCGGTGATCTTTCCATCACCATCAAGAACTACAATGTGAAGTTCGTCGAATCTTGCTCCTCTTGCAGAAGCAAAATCAGAAGTTCCTGGTCTATCAGCAAGGACGTTCCACTTAATTGTTGCAACACTAGTTCCAACACCAACGGCACTTGTTGAAGTTGCAAGAGTTTGTTGATCGAACCAGTCTGCCACTGCATTTACACTTGTGTGTGCTGCAGCAACTCCAGAGTTATTGACAACTGTAAGATTGGAGTCTGCAGTAAATCTGTAAACTCCATTTTGTTGATAATCAACAGCAGTCTCTGTTCCTGCAGCAGAAACATGAGAGACAACCTTAATAGATGTTTGTGCTCCTTCAACTTCAGTGATGATTCCTTTCAGAACTCCGTCAAGAGTTGTTCCTGCACCAACGCCAGGAAGAACACTACTGATGACTTGAGTTACACCCAATCCTACTGTTGCGATTCCGCTTGATGCAAGTTCTAAAATTTGATCTGCCTTGCAATCAAGAATACCAACTCTGATTCCATTTGCCCAAGAACCAGGATTCTTACTAGTTACAATTACATTAGGAACAACATTTTCGTCATATCCTAATTCTTCATAGTGCTCTGTACTTTTAATTTTAATGCTAGTAGAACTATTGTTACTATCTACGGCATTCTTCAGATCGTCGTCATCTGCCCTTACTACTCTTAATGATCCACCATAAGCCAGGAATGATGAGGCAACCATCCAGGTTTCATATTGCTTATCAGAACCATAGGGTTGACCAAAGTTTAACAGCAGATCATTTTCGTTTCCAACAAGAGTCGGCAGTTCTACTGGTCCTTGTGCGAAAGCACCAACAATTCCGCCTGTCTTATTAGATGAAGCGTCAATTCTTCCTTGAGTAAGGTCTACTTCTCTTACGACAATACCGGGAGATGCTAAATTTAGCGGCATCTTAAGTTCCTCTCTCAGTCCAAGTTTATTCTAGAAATATTTATTAAAAAGGGTATTTTCATTGGGGAAACAATGCATGAACATTACCAATCTGGATATTCCCAAACACTCTTTGGTCTTTTATTTTTTCTTGTTTTCAATATTCTATTTTTAGTACACTCTTTACATTCATAAGAATATGCTGATGGTAAAGTTCCTCTACCTTTTCTTGTTAAATAAAATCCATCCATCAAATCTTTCTTTAGACCACAGACTCTACATTTTCTTTCGTAGAAAAGAAGATGTTCAAGTTCTAACTGGTCATCAAAATCCATTACATATAATCCCACATATATGATCTATCACCATATTCGTCAGTGTGCCAACGATCACCATTAGTATCTACAAAACTTGCTCCATCTTCAAACCCATCTGATATGAATCCAAATGGTGCCATGTCCTGTTCAATTTGATTTTTCTGATCTTCATATAATCTCTTTCTGACATCCTGGTCGGTCATTTCTTTAAAATAATCTTGTTGCACTAACCAAGAGAAAATAACCAAGCACATAGCAAGGTCATCATTACATCCTTCTTCTGCCTCAAAAGAGTTATGCCTTTGAGAAAATGTGGTTAGTTCTGAAATTATTTCATAGTCAACAGTGATTAATTTATCATCTTCCAAAAGTGTTTTGAGATTGGAACATCCTAACTTTTTGACTGCAGCAGTCATTCTTACACCAAGTTGAGTTTTTTTGCCAGAAAAACCCTGACCAACAATTTGACCATTTCTTCCTCTCATCGATGCCATAAGAATATTCTGATACTCTAAATCGTACTGAAGAATACTTGCAACTTGATCTCCAATATCATTAACTTCTATCATCAAGTATGCTTGATTGTATGCTTTGGCAACGTCAAGAATAATATTTGGAAATAACATGGGTTTTATTTCATTGTTCCTGTATTTGGCAACTACTTTATATGGAAACTCTGTTGTATCAAAAACAATAAAGGCAGAATAATCATTTCCCAACCCTCTTGCTACATCAACGGTCATGATGTAGTTATGATCTTTCTCTGGGTTATCATAAATGTCAAGACCTGCATTTCTTTTTATCGGATCTTCATATACAAGATTTCTTAGTTTTGATGGATTGATGAGTGTATTGACAGATCCTAAAAATTCGCATTCAAATTCTACCTTGAACTGCTGTTCAGAGGTATTTGCAATAGTGGTGTCTTTCCATGCAGCATCTCTACCAGGAACTTCGGACCAGTGAACATCTGTTGGAATATACTCATTTTTTTCTCTTTCTGCATCATGCCACATACGGTAGAAATGATTCATACCATGTGGTGTGGATACGATAATTACTTTCGTATTTTTACCAGAAGTAATAGTAGGATAAACAGATGCAAAGAATGAGTCCGCAACATGATTTGGAACGAATGCAAATTCATCCAGGAACAGAACGTTGAAAGACATACCACGAACTGCACTTGCAGACGTTGATGCTGCTAAAATTTTACTTCCATTTTCTAATTCAATATTACCTTTGTTCCAAACCAGCACACCTTGTTGCATCCATTTTGGAAGATTTTCATATGCTGTTGCAAGTCTTGCTAATAGTTCTCTAGCAGTTGCTGCTTTGTTTGCAAGAATTCCAATATTAACACTATCATTAAAAATGAGATAATGAAGAAGATATGAAATAACAGTGGTTGATTTGCCAGTTTGTCTGGGCATTTTACAGATATTAAATCTGTTACTATGGAAATTATTGATTAATTTTTCTTGAAAATGATATGGATGGAATTGAGTTAATCCTTCATCCAAGGAGATAATTTTTATATGGTTATTTGCAAAATATACAGGATCTTCTTTACATCTCATAAATTCAATGATTTGTTCTTCACTGAATTCGATTGGAGTATTTGCTTTTTTTAAATTGGGGTTGCCAAGATATACACTATCAGTCATAATTTAATTTCTATATTATTTTTCAGAATTATTATCTAAAAATCCTTTTTTTAACATTTTTGATAAATCCGAAGTAGACCCAATAAATACGGCATTATTTGTGACATTATTAGTTTTACTTGGCGACTCTTCATCTACTTCCTTCACTTTTTTCTGAAGGTCCATCAATTTATCAGTCGTATCGGCAACTGATTTAATAAGTTGTCCTGCAACTTCATATGCTCTAGGACTTCCGCCTTCACTGGCAAGTTCCATTATACCATTTAAAGTTTCTTGACCTTTTTCAATTAGCGAATATAAGTTTGCTCGTGTATAATCATAGTCCTTTTTTACATCTTCTGGTTTCGAAGATGACTTTGGTGGAGTGACATCAAGAGACTTTGGAGTCTCATCAACTTCAACGATGCTACTCTCAACATTCAGTGCTTTATCTAAATCATCGTAATTATTTTTCATAATATTATATATCTATTTGCCTTGTAGGACTTGATTCTTTAGAATCATTAAAAAATGTAGTTGTTTCATTAAATCCAAAATTATCCTCAGGTCCAGCAGTGATTGGGTCTGGAGTAACTGTATATCTAACTTCTCTTTTTGCAGTTTGAGTGTTTGTTCCGGAATGTTGATCAACGGTGACTTTTTTAATAAGTCCATCAGTAGTATCTGCAACTGGACCAAACAGATAAGTTTTTGCAGTAAAATTTAAAGTGTATATCAGTGCCCTTCTGGTTTCAAAGGATCCTTCATAATCATCTTGGAAAGAAATATTTTCTAAAACTATGGGTATGTCTCTTTTTTCTCCAATTGAACTTACCAAATCAACTGTCAGATTAAATGATGGTTGGAAAAATGGAAGTATTTGTTCAATAATTTGTAAGGCATCATCATTTAATTTACTAAAAATACTTAACTCAAATCCAATATTATAAGGAACAGGCATAAAAACTTTCTTCAAATTTGTTCCATCACTTGCTTTAAAAGTTTGGGTTATACCAGACTTTCTTGTAGGATCATACTGAATGTTTGTCATTTCAAAAGACATTCTTGGCAGGGTGATGGCAACTGCTTTTGATAACTCTGCCTGCTCTTGAATTTTTGCTAAGTATTTCTGTTGTGGTCCATATGCCAGACCAACTTTAATATCATCAAGAATTGTTCCATCAGATTTTTTGTGCTTAATATTAATGTTATTAAACAGAGTTCCGAAAGAAATAATTGTCTTTCGTATTATTTCGTGATAATAATAAGTTCCTAACATTAATACTCTCCGAAGGGATTACTTTCACTAAAATCTAATAGTGAATCTGCTTCCAATTCGATTTCCTCATTGGAGTCTGATGGTTGATCATGACTATCAAGATCATGAGTCTTCACAATATATGTAGCAGTAGATGAACCACCAACAATAGTTTCGCCCTCAAAGAACTTACCTGTATTGAGTGATACTCTTAGTTTGCTCTCTCCAATAACTGTTACAGTTCCTGCAGCAGATACACGTACACCAGAATCAAAATCTCTAACAACAGCAGTAACTCCAGAACTTTGTCCGGTGACAGTTTCATTATAATAGAAAGTTCCAATACCGGAAGTTGGTCCAGAGAATTCAAGACTTATTGGACCGGATGTGTAACCAATACCAGAATTCAGTATTCTTACGGTATTAATTCCAGCACCAATAGAGGATGCGAATATTGGATTGAGGGTGGCGGTATTGATTCCTGATGGTGGACCAGCAACAGTTACTGTTGGGGCAGAAGCATATCCAGTTCCTGCAGCACCCACAACAATATTCTGAACACCAAATGTGGTAGAGATAGAGCATGTTGCTGCTGCACCAGATCCACCACCACCAGAAATTGAAATAGTTGGTGCTTGCGTATATCCAGCACCAGCATTTGTCATTTCAAGTCTAAAAATTGAGGTAACATTAGCTCTTTGAGTTGTGATTGCAACCGCAGATGCATTATGTCCACCTTCTGGTGCATTCGAAAAAGTAATCGTTGGTGCAGATGTAAATCCAGATCCATCATTATTCAAGAATATTTCAGTAACACGACCACTAGATACACCAACAGTTGCAGTTGCAGTTTGAGCAACTCCAACAAGATCAATAGTTGTAATGTAACCTTCATCTTTTAGTTGATTATCAACTTCAGCAATACTAGTATCAATAAATTCATTTTCATATTCAAACAATTCGCAACTTAAATCATAGGTATAAAGTTTTCCTAATTGATAAAATGGTTTTTCATGCTCAACTCTTTTAATTTCGAATAATCTTTCACCTAAAGGGAAATAAATTAGATCACCTTCTTTTGGTCTAGTAATCAAATCTCCAAAAGTAAATCCAGTAATTTGACCCTCTCTAATACCCGAAGAAATACCCTCCAAAAATGGAGAAATGAAATCTTCAAATCGTTCTCTAGATATTGTAAGATTTACTTCATTCTTCAATCTCAAACCAAACTTAGTCATTATATCACTGTCTGGTGCATATCCATCAACATTATTGATGTATGCCTCAATTAAAAAACTATCATCAAATTTTGATGATTGAATTTCTTTAATAATATCATCCGTTTTAAATATTTTTCTAGGTAGATAATATACTTCTATACCATGAATTTTTATGTGCTCATTCACCAAGTCCTGCATGAGTGTTTGCTCACCTGGACTACCTTGCAAAAAATAAGAATTTAATACCATGATATTTTATCCGATGAAATCAAGAGGTGGAAGTTCATATTCAGAAGACATTCTTTGTTTTATATCGTCCAGTTCTCTTAAAGCATCATCATACAATTCTCTTCCATTAAGTTCCAATCCACCAGGAAGTTTTGCACCTCTAAACTTTAACAAATTTTGTCCCCACTGTTTTTTAATGAGAGCAGTTAAATATTTTTTTAAAAAACTATCATTATAAACGTTAGTAAATGTATTGGGATCTAAAATTCTATAGCAATCAATAATTAAAAAAGTATCTTTTTTCTCAGATTTCCAATCAATATCCAAATACAATCTATTTTGTCTTTTATTAAATCTAATTTGTTTATCAGTGCTAAGTAAAAATTCAATGTCTTCCAAATATGTTTTGACCATAGAATATTGAAGGAGTTCAATTGAATTGAACTGATACACGTCATTCAAAAATAACTGATATTTTATATTAAACATTCCATCTGATAATGTGCTACTGTCAAATTTAAAAACTTTTTCAATTCCAATAACTGAATCTGGAACTTGAATAAAATTGGAATTTTCAAAAAAGTTATTAGTTACAGTTGACATACCACTAACGTTGGTGGTAATTCCAGATGTTGTTACAATACCTACAGTATTAGTTCCACCAACTTGAGCAGTTCCTCTATTAATATCATCCTCAGTAAGTTTATACTTGAGATACATTCTCTCAACACCATCAAAATGACGTTCCTGAAAATATTGAAGGGCATCATCAACTAAGTCATCTAGTTGATCATCATCTATATTAATCTCTAATACTGGAGCTCCTAATTGTCGCAAAGAATAATCAACTAGTTCTTGTCTGCTTGCTGGTTTTGCCATCAGTAGGTTCCTCCATCGATAAGTCCGGCATCAAGTGTTCCTGTAACATTTACATTGGTAGAGAATGTTGCCACTCCAACAACATCTAATCCACCAGCAGTGATTCTTACATCATCATTGAAAGTGGAAACACCTCCAAAAGTTGATACTCCGGCAACATTTAGTTGATCTAGATTAGCACCACCAACAACATCTAATCTGTTGTTGGCATCTATGAGTGAACTAAATGTTGCAACACCGGCAACATTAAGGTCATCTACTTGAGTATCACCATCAACATCTAATGTGCTATTAATATCAACAGCAGCACTAAAAGTAGAAACACCGGCAACAATTAGTTCATCTAAATCAGTTTGACCATCTACATCCAAATTACCGTTGGCATCAATATCACCCGTGAATGTAGAAACACCAGTTACATTTAACTGTTGTGATTGTAAAGTTCCAAAAACAGTAGCACCATAACCAGTCGTTTCAAATTTATTTGCATTATCAAAATATAATCCTACTGAACCATTAGTGGTAAATGTTGCTTTAAACTCATTTCCTGCAGAATTGAAGAAGGCAATATTGTCTCCCCATACATTTAAGTTGCCAGTTCCATTCTCTCTAATATTGGACGAGGAACCACTATGATAAATCTCTAAGTCCTCACCAGCACCAAAGCGTAATATATCACCATCACCAAAGAAAGCATTACTTTGGAATGTAGTAACACCAGAAATATTAACGTTATCAAGTTCAGTGTGCCCATCAATATCAACGTGCCCATTGAAGTCTGCGTCACCAGTAAATGTAGAAACACCAGATACATTCAGTTGATCTAAATTAGCACCACCAACTACATCTAATCTATTATTAGCATCTATTAAAGAACTAAAGGTTGCAACACCGGCAACAACTAACTCATCTATATCTAACTGACCATCAATGTCTATTATTCCATTAATGTCAACCGCACCAAGTGTAGCAATGCCAGATACATTTAGTTGATCTAAATTGGCACCACCAACTACGTCAAGACGAGCATTGGCATCAATAAGACCAGCAAATGTTGATACACCAGAAACATTTAAGAGATCGGTCTCTGTGCGTCCAGTGATATCGACACCTTCAGCAGTGGTGGCAAATTTCTCATTGCCATTATAATATAATTTTACATCTTCATTCTTAACAGCTTTAAGATATCTCTCACTATTATCTGCTGTTTTGAGTGCGAGTGAATCACTACGAATATGAAAATCACCCGTAGAATTTTTTATATTACTGTTGGTGCCATCATGCCATATCTCAAGATCATCATTATTACCAAATTTTATTCTAGCATTATCAGTAAACTCTAAATCATTTTCAGAAGCATCAAATGTTATATTCTGACCAGCAGCAGCACCCTGGAAAACTACATCAGCATTATTGAATGTAGTGACACCAGCAATTACTACTTCATCTAAATCTGTCTGACCGTCAACATCTAATCCAGCATTAATATCTACTGCAACATCAAAAGTGGATACTCCAGAGACAACCTGAATTCCTGCAGCATAGGTTGCAATACCAATAAAAGTTGATACTCCACTAATTTTTAAATCAGTGAATGTATTTGGTGCGACTTCAATTGCAGCTTCAATAGTTGCCGTGGTGGTGGCGTCTAAAGAAGCAATATTTTGAAGTTCTCTACCACTGCTAATTACTTGTGTTGCACCAATATTCAGAGATGCTACACTAGTAACACCTGCAACATTTAATCCTCTTAAAATATCAACAGCAGCATTAATGTCAATTTCATTTGAAAATGTTGCAATACCAACAACATTTAATCCATCAGCAAAATTTGCATTTTTTCCTACTGCTAAACCACCACTGATGATTACCGCACCAGTTGTGGTTGATTCCGACTGAGTAGTTCCGGAAAATGTTACTATTCCTACCTGACCTGTTCCACCAGTAAATACATATCCTTCTGTCCCGTCAAGGTCGCGACCCATGACGAATTTGCTAGTGCTAGTATCCCAAATTAAAAGATTGCCATCTATCTGAGATGTTGATTCAACATCAGTTAGATTAAGTAGTCTTGATGGTGGGGCGGAGGCATTGGATAAAACGCGAATTACGTTTTGAGAACCAATTCTATCGTTTATGCTTGGCATTACCTAGTTACTCCGGCTCGTACTAATGCTGATCCTTCAACTGCTTTGAATTCTTTTCCGGCACTGGTCAGTTTTACATCATATACGTATCTTCCAGGTTTCAGTGTTGCTGTTTGAGTAGATGTCAAAGATATTGAAATAATACCTTGCACATCATCAGTTACAGTAGAAGCAAAGGAGACGGCATTTGCACTTGTATAACTTTTTCTCAACATGCCTTCCGTTTCAGCACCGGTCAAAACCAATGGAGTGTTTGTTCTAGTATCTTCCAATTGAAAAGACGTATCAAAGTCGAACCCTTGCTCAATTGTTATGTTGGATACAAATACTGCCATTATTCAAAAATTATGCTGTCTTATCTTTAGATATTTATATTCTCAGAATTCATCAATAAATTTCTGAGTAGAGATTTTATCTCATCAATGTCATTTTTTATATCAGAGATCTCCTTTTTTTGAAGATCTCTCTGTTCTAGTGAATTTACATATTGATTATATGCCATAGAATCTGTGTTAATTATGGCACCACTGTTTTCATCACGATATAAATTTTGATATCCTTTGACTTTAATCATCTTACTGCTATAGTCCTCAGTTCGCTAATTCTTGGGGGATATGCCTGATTGGTGCCAGACATTACAATTTTAATTGTATATCCCGTAAATAACGGCAATTCATTTGCAGTAAATTCATACTCTAAAAATTCATTATCTAAACTTGCTGGAACAAATTTATCTGGCAACCCACTATTTTTAGATGCATCTACAACACTAAATCCATCATCATCGGTATAAGTTACATTATCATATCCAGGGAATAATTCAAATGTTTGATCAACTTGTCCAGAATCTGACCTTATTAAATTATAAAGAACTCTAAAATCAGCAGATTGATCTCTATATGCACTCAAAATTACTTTGAGTGATGTAGCAGGATTTGCTAAGAATATAGTATTTGAAACATATACAGCAGAGTGTGGGTCATTGAAAATTGATTTAACTCTACCATCAGAGGCATAATCAGTAATTGGTTTATTAAAACGACTAGATCTAAATTCTGTAAATGCAGTGTCTAGATTTATTTGTGGGGATAAATTAGAATCACCAGAATTTAAAGTTATTCCTGTGGTGAAAGATTTGCCTCTTGGAAGATTTGATAAGAACTGATCCTCATTTACTTTGGAACAAACTATTCTTGGAGAATTCAAAGTATTTAATACATTTATCCCAACAGGTTCAAATCCTTCATCGTTAAATGAAGCTTCAGTTCCATCAACACTGGTTCCACTAATAGTTCTTATCGTGCCATTAATAGAAGTAGAAGATCCTGGAGTAATAATATTATAAGTTGGAATTATAGAGTCAAACATAATATTTTCTGTTGCTCTACAATTGTTACTACCCGTAGATGCCTCACTGGAGAAATTGAGTTGAGGCATTCCTGAAGGAGTGCCATCGACACTTCTATCAACTCCATTCGCAGATCGATCAACAATAATGTAGTAATCATCAATTCCTATTGGTTCTGCAATAGTGTGAGTCTTATTTATTCTTCTCAAAGAGATTCCACTAAGTTCATACTTATAAACAATACTATTAATATCATGCAATTCTATAACGGAAGAATCTGTTGCTCTTCCATTGCTGGCAATTGAAAGTGATCCAGAACCAATGCCATCATAAGCGATAATTTCATTATTTATTTTAATGTAACCTGGATTTGTTGCACTTACTGATACACCTTCAAATGTGGTGAAGTTGCTTGTATTTGCTACACTAACACTACTGACCTCACTAACTGATAATGCTGCAGATAAAGTTGTTGGTTCAATATTGGATTGAACGTCACTCAATATCACTTTATTTGTGTTAGAATACATTCCATGATTAAAGTGATCAACTCTCAGGTAGTTTCCTGAATACACTCCACCTGTTCCAGTGGCAGTTCTTATATCATTAGTTGCTATTGATGTTAACGTCCCATCATCAGCAAAGTAACTTATTCCTGCACCCACCGCAAATGCTTTTCCAGAACCATTAGAACCAAACTCACCTTGAATATTGGAAACATAAAGTGTATCAACATCTGTTGAGATTCCAGTAATTGTAATTCTGGCGTCTCTTCCAGTTGAACTAGAAACAGTTGAAGTTACAACACCAACTACGTCACCGACTTTATATCCATTGCCACGATCTTCTGCGGCAGATGCGGCAGCAATACCCGTAATTGCCCCAGTATTGGCATTAATACTGCTAATGTTCAATTTTAATCCGGAACCGGAACCAACAACATTAAAGGTTTCCACCGAACTATCTACAACATATCCAGTTCCACCCTCAGTTGCGCTTAAGGTTGTAATAGAACTTCCCCTACCAACAATAATTGCAGATCCGTTAGTATTATTAGCACCCGCAAGTTTTCTCCCTGTAGTCAATATTCCAATATTGGCAGAAGATCCACTAATGGTGGTAATACCAATTGTTCCAGTTTTTGGTAAAGTTCTTAACGGATCAATAGACAATTTGGAAACATAATCATTACTCTTATCCAGCACAGGATTGTAGAAAAATGCTGTTCCAGTATTTGAAGTAAATTCTGCCTTATAAAGTTTAAATTTAAGATCTTGATATTGGTTTGGAGTCCAAATAGATCCATTTTGAGATTTGAACAGACTTCCAAGGGCAAATTGTCTAGAATAGACAGCACTTTGTGCATTTGAATTTGGAGGAAGATTATCTGATGCTACAGAAGTTTCTCCCATAGTAGCGGTCCAAACTTCATACTCATCACTAGTTTCTGCTAAAATTACCACCGCATATTCTTTACCTGGCGGTAAGAAAATAGGTTCTGGGAAAGTAATTTTTGTTGCAACATCTCCAGTGTCTGATACTTCAATATTCTTTATGATATTACCATTAGAATCAACGGTTGTTGGTCTTATAGTGACAGTTTTTCCTAAAATTGTTCTTGTTGGGAAACCCAACTCAGTTGTTCTAATTTGAACTTTTACTGGAGCATTTCCTTCATCTATTTTTGCAAAGAATAAATCAACAGCAGTTAAGAAAGCACCATTAATATCATCACTGGTGTCAATGTCTGAAGGTGCTTCTACATTCCCTCCAACAACAAACGTTTGAGCTAATGGATCACCATATTCTTCTCTAACTTCTGTATCAACTTGCGAAATTGTCAGAGATGCAGCTGCTTGAGTTCTGAGGTTTATTGTAGATGTGGTTGTAAGGTTGTCAGTGCGAGTAGTGACTTCATTTTGCCACTGCTCTAAAGAACCTGTAGAACTATAATTTGCTTCTGCAAAAGAAACTGTATTGCTTCCAGGAAGACCTGGATCATTTGTGGCACTAGAAGTAATCTTAAATGTTTTTGTTCCAGTTTGAAGTCTAACTGGGGGAACTGGAGATGCGTTTGGATTTCTTATGAAGAAAGAACCATTCAAATCTCCATAATTATCCGATATCAATCTTAAATCTTTAACATAAGCAATTGCACCACTAGTTTGCCCAACCAATTTCATTCCCTTGACAAGATATCCAGAATATAATCCCTGTGCCTCTTCAGATAATGAAGTAGTGTCAACATTAAGAACTTTAGATGATTGACTGTAAGAAGATGGTATTGATTCGGAAATTATGTAAGGATTTACATTGTATATTGATGATGGATCATTAAATATTCCAAATTTGTGATTTGGAGTAGCAACTCTAAAATTAATTGAAGCTGAACCTAAAGTTCCTACGACTGTCTCTCCAACTTGGAAAGAACCATTAGCAGTGCCATAATTTGCCAAAGATTGACTGTTGGAAATTTCAATTAATTTGGGAATAAAATCAACACTACTATTTCCATCTAAGAATTGATAGAATCTTGTAGATGGTTTGAGATTAGATATTAAAAATTCGGTGTTTCTAGATCTCATGAATGTTTCATCCGAAGATGAAATATGTTCATTTCTAATACTAATGTCATCAAAACTAATAGTATCAACAGTTGTACTAGAATCAAAACTTGAACTACTCGCACTAAGATTTCTATTTCTTGTGGTAGTTCTTGTGGAAGTTCTTGTTAAAACTCCACCATCTTGTCTACCTACTCTTACATTAGTAGTTTGACCTTGAATTTGTGCCGTGCCAAGATTTAAATTTATCGAACTAGTTAGATTTTGTGTGAGAGTTCTAGATCTATTAGTGGAAGTTCTAATACTTCTATCCGGAAGTTGGATGGTTCTAACCCAAGTGTCAACTGCTGGATTTAATTCAATATTTCCAGTATATACAACAACGTTAAATGGATTAACATTTTCTGTTGTAGTTGCTATTGGTTGTTCGATCCAATCTATCTCATCATATGCTAGAGTTATGGAATCTCCTGTCTTTTGAATATTGGGATCCAATAGATCAGCATTATCAGTAAAATCTAAACTCTGGGGGATAATATTTTCCGTCAGTGCAATCTGTGATTTAAGTGAATTTCTACTAATAATTGGTATTAATTCTTCTGCTGTTGGATTGATTTGTATTGATGATAATGGTCTATCAATTAGTGAATAATTTTTGAAATCATCAACAAAAAATCCACTCTTAAATCTATTTCTTCCGTCTGCATCTCTAATTTGCAACGTTTGAGTGTTTAACTCTAATAATGATAGTGAAGTTACTCTCTCCAAATTTTCAACTCTATCTTCAATATTACCAATGTCTCTCATGGTAAATCTTCTATTGTCAATTAGAGTTATAGATGCGTTTTGTGGAGTGTATAAGAAAGGTGGAAGATTAATGGTAGCAATTTCCAATAATGCATCATTTTTAGTGGGTGCTTTAGGATATTTTGCAGATATTCCCTTTTCGACAATAAAATTTCCATATTTGTCAAGGTATAATTTATCAATTCTGGGAAGATAATATTCGTATCCTAAAATAGATCCTTCTCCAGGTGCCATTAAAAGTTTTGGAACAGAATCGAAACTTCTAGAAGAAAAATCGAATGGAGAAACTGTTGCAGTGGTCGGATCAAATACAGATACTCTTGGACGGAAATCAAGTGTATCTGATGCTCTTATTTTATAACGACCAATATTTGGTATGTCCTGTGCAAATCTCTCTTCATCATAACTTAATACAGTAAATGCATCTCCATTATCATCAGATGGAACAGAATAATAATCAAAAACAACTAATAATCTACGAGTTGGTTCTGAAACATTTTTATTTCTAACAATTCTAGAATAATCATAGTATTCATCCTTTTGTCCCTTATCCAACTTAAATAATTCAGTTACATCCTTATAACTTCCCAATGTAATGGATTCTATTTCCGTAACTATATTTGATTCTTGGAAAGTTACTGTTTCCCCAACACTAAAAACATCATTAGTCAAATATACTAATTCTAAATTATTTGCTGAAGGTGATGAAACAACTCTTGCAATTGCATTGCTAGAATTCCCTACTACATTTTCTCCAATTATTGCATTTGTTTGAACACTTGCAGTTGAAGTAAATTGAAATCTATCTAAAGTCGGATTTCCTGTTCCCAAAGATTCATAGATTACTATGACCTTTGCAACGTCTGGATAATTCAAAGAAATTTCTTCATCTTGAACTCTCAATCCATATTGAGTGTTAAAATTAAGTCCATCATTATTAGAAGTGTTAATTCCAACCCCAGAATCCGAATATTTTGATCTTGTTATATTTAAAGTTTGACTTCTATTGTATTTTTTAATTTTACTTTGAACACCAAATTTTGTAAGAGTTGTATTTATGACAACATTATTTTGACTTGGCCTTAAACCTCTAATAGTTACAATATTATTCGTAAGATCAAAAGCATCATCTGTAATTGTTCCTGCTATACCAGTCGAGTAGTGAACTCCATATCTTTCCTGATCAAAAGTTGCAAACGATGCACTAGTAATTCCAGAAATACTTGAAAGGTTAAAAGTTAGTTCTCCTGCACCACTCGTTTCCCCCTCCGTGATTTGTTCAACAACTGTAAATGTTGAATTAAGTAAATCTACAGAAGAAATATTAATGTCGGGCAGTTGTGCAAATAAATATCCGTTTTCTGCATCGATAATTGGTCCACGAGGGAATGGTGTGACTAATAAATTTCCAGATCCTGTAGCCAATTTCCCATCATATACATTAGTGACAGCAGCACCAACGTTAATTGGACTTAATTCTATTGATAGTCCATCTGCAGCAACTGATGAAACTCTGTTAAATGTTTCTGTGCTAAATCCTGGTCTTTGATATGAAATTATCGTATCAGTTCTTATTCCACTAAAAACTTTTCCTGTAGCAGTCACTGTTGCAACGCCACTAGTACCTAAGTTTCCAAGTAATGGAATTGATATTTGATCTATGCCATTAGGCATTCTAAATTTTTCAAGAACTGAGTCTGCTGTAAACTGCGGAAAACCACCACCTGCTGCTTGTCTTACTGATTTAATATTTTGAGTTCCATATTCTACAAAATTAACAATTGTTCTTGAAAAATCAACTCCATTGACAGTTATTTGCTCACCTTTGGCAAAAGAACCAGACGTTTGTCTTAAGTTAATAACTGCTGATCCACCACCAGCATCAACAAGATATCCACTAGCACCACTACTCTTTCCTTTAATGTAAGATCCATCAGGCATGTCAGTGGCATCTACGCTCTGATTTAAAGTTATTTTAGTATATGTTTGGACATCATATAATCTCAAATCATACTTTGTTGCTGCTCCAGAATATGCAGCATCAGTAAGATTAAATGTATATACTCTTGCGTCCCCTATCACCGACTCAGTATCACCTTTTTTTCTATTCAATAATTGAATTGTTGCTTTATTTTGTGGAACACCAGTAACATTATTTACTCTGAGTAAATTACCCATTTCAAATGGAATAGTTACATTAGATTCTTTTTGAGTATCTCTTGGTTTTTCTACATCAATTATTGTGGTCGAAACTTTTTCTACATCATATCCTCTTACATACGCTTTTCCGGGTGATATTTTAAAGCACATCAAATCTTCAGATGGCACATTTCTTTCCTCTGTTAATTCATTAGAGAAGAAAAGACCATTATTGCCCAGTCTATTATTTAATGAGTTATGAACTGATGGATCAAATGGTTCTACAGCATAATCACCAGACTCATCATACGTTCTTTCTGCCATATAATCGCGAATTTGATTATATTGCGTTTTTGTGGTAATTTTTTGAATTTTACCATTTTTCAGTCTTAAAAGTTCAACAAAGTCGGTATCATTAGTATCAGATATTAATTTTTTAGTAAGAGTTAAATTTATTTTAAATCTATCAGCACCAGGTGCAGCAAAATTTGTAAATCCCTTTGCATTGTCAAATAAAGACTCATCGTCTTTGGACCCAACAATTAACTCATCAATTTTTAAACCAACTCTATATGATGGAGTATTAGTATAATTATCTAAAAGTATAGTTTGTTTTGAAACATTAACAAAATAACCTCTAATAAAATAAATTCCCTTCCCAATAGAAGCTGCAGAACCAATAGCAGTTGCATCAGACGCAATCAAAGATGCAAATTCTGCACCTGCAGGAATCGTAGTATTACCATAGGTTACGTTGTCTACACAAGATAAAGATTCTCCATCTTCAAATGGTGTAAATTCAAAATCATTATCAGAATCTAGATATTTGACGTAGATAGTTAAAAATTCAAAATTATTGTCGTCAGCAAATTCAACACGTTGAATTTTAGCGGTAGTTCCTGATGCAGATCCTACTATTTTTTTATTTACAAAGTTCTCAATATATAATGCAACATCTATTCCTGAATTGGTTGCGTTTAATTTTACAGAGTAGAATTGACTATCATAAGAAATATTTCCAGGAACTACTACGGATCCTTCCTTAAAAATGTGACTACCAAAAGACTCTACCTGCCCCTGTAAGAGGGACTGTAACGTTGTCAGTTCTCTCGCTTGAACTGGAAATCCTGGTTTAAATAAAACTTTATAAAAATTCTTTTCAGAATTATAATCATCATAATATGGATTAATATTTAAATTTGTTTTTTGTGACATTTTCTTTAGAATTCCAGAATGATTTTAACGTCTTCTTTTTGGCGAGAGTCTCTCTGTATGAGAGGTCTATTATCAATGTAAATAATTTCCCCTGTCTTTTTATTTATCTCTGGATTTGCAAGTCCATCTGTAAAAGTTACTCCCAAATCAATTTCTTTGGTATTTACTGTGGTTTTAATTCCAGAGAATCCTGTGTCAATAGATCCAGTAAATGGAGAAATATTTGCTGATGATGATTCAAAAGAAAGCAACTTACTTGAGGAACTAACATCACTGCTGTCAGTTTCATCTTTAGTATTTCCAAAATATAAAGATCTATCTTGGAAATATTTTAAAACTCTAGTTTCGGAATCATATGATGCAACATATCCCTTGGCAGCACCTCCAGAAACTGATTGTGAAATTGCAGCACCAACAACCGGAGTGGAGGTGACTGAATTGAGTTTCAATGAGAATAAAGATGAATAATCACTGGCAGTATAAATTGACGTGGACGAAAATTGTTGTGGATTTTTTATAATGCCTACTTGAGTAAATCTCGTATCAACTGGAAAATCTCTTGTGGAATCATCAAATCTAGCATAAACCAATACCTTATCAGTTCCTAATTCGGTATAAATGTCATACCCATGACCTTTAGATGGTGGAATAATGGGAATTAATTTTGCTGGGTCTGACAAAGTTCCTGATGGTTGAAGTGAACCAAGATCAACAATGCCATAAGTATATCCACTTCCACCAGCAGTCATAACAGCAGAAGTTATTGTTCCCGCAGAATCCACTTCAATTGATACTTTAGCACCAGTTCCATCCCCATTAATATTTACTACCCCCGAACTATAATTAGATCCGCCATTATCAATATATACTTTTTTAATTTGATTTAAATTTATATCAGAATCTCCAGCTTCTCTAACACTTAAAATTTGACTGTCAGTTGAAGTCGCCCAATCATTTGGAACAACAACATATTCAGTTGAATCAAATTTTATAATGTCACTCGGAGCAACTGAAAATAGATATTTCCAAACATATCCATCTCCACTAGTTCCAGCTGCCGTTGGTTCTAGGTCTGTAAAAGTTGGTTCATCCTTAGATACATTTCCAGTTAAATTTGTTCCTGATGAACCATTATCAATACAAATATAAACTCTAAAATCGCTATTTATTACATAATAATTTGAATCATATAATCTACTTAAATTTGAGTTTGGAGCAGGATTTATGATACTATAGTCATGCCTATACATATCATAACGTGTATTACTAGACCAAGAAACTTTTCTTATTAATCTTCTAACATTGGAAGTTGTTACTTTTTTTCCAAATAGAGCAGTATCCCTAAAATGGGAGTTAAATTGTAAATTATCTATAGGAACTGGAGTATTAGTGCTCCATTCGTTGTCCGAAGTAGTTCTACCAAAACCAGAAACTGGATTGGAAGGATTTGGTAATCCCAGAAAAACATAATAAGAGTTACTCGTATTGGACACCGAGTCTACAAAATTATTTGCATTGGATATTCTAAATTGATCTGTTACTACCGCAGCCATATTAATAGTTTTTTAGATATTTATAAGGGTTGGAAGATTTTATTATAACCTTTTAGGAAGAGCACCACTATCTCTCAGACCAACACCTCTTCTTTGAATAGTTGGGAAGGTTGTCAGTCCGACATCAACCACATTTCCAGTAACTGCTATAGAAACTGGAGAAGTTGCTCTAGAAATTCCCGCAAGTCTACCCCAAGAGAATTTACCCACAGGATTATCAGAGTTTGATGTAGTTGCAACACCAACTATTGATGTTCCAGAATCCACGTAACAAACAATTGAACCCGCAGCACCAACAGAAGAAAGTTCCTGAATAAAGTATATATTATCAACAAATGTTGTGCCCACACCAACTATGGATAAATCATTATTTGCAACTGAGGTTACACCATTTCCAACTTGAGTGTCAAAAATATAAATTGGATATCCAATATTTAAATCAGTGTAATTTGTTGCATCAAATCTATGCAAATTAAATTGAATTGCTAAAGTTCCAATTCCTTGAGCATTGACGGTGCTAATTCCAGTGACAATTCCAGAGAATCCTTGAATCACATCAATACTAGTTACTGTTTCGACGATGGGATTGGGGAGAGAAATAATTACATTTGGAGCAATTGTATATCCCAATCCTGGGTTGTTGACCGTAATTGCAGTTACGGCCCCATTGGATATGGTGGCAGTTGCAGTAGCAGTGGTTCCTACTCCTACTCCAATTTCTGGAGGAGCAAGAACAGAGACTGTAGGCACTGCAGTATACCCACTACCGCCAGAGACAATATATGATGAAATTGTTCCAGCAGTAGAAACCACTGCTGTTGCGGCAGCCGATATTGGATCTAAAGAACCAGACACAATTAAACCAGACAATTCTGTTTCCGAATTGTAATCAAATAAATCAGCATCTTCGACAAATATTTCACTATCAGTAGTTTCAATAGTATTAATAATCTTTGCTGTTGGAAAAACTAGTGCTTCAATAGAATCTCTATCTTTTTGAACAATTTCGCCGTTAATAACGGTGTCAACTTTTTGTTTTGTCCAAGACATTGGTTTGAAATTGTTTTGATCTATTCCAACTCCGCTATACAGATTTGTTTCAAATTTATCAGAGAATGCTAAATCAAACACAGTTCTGCTATTTTGAGTTATAGTTCCATCAATTGCATTATTTTTATAAACTCTTACACTATCACCTCGTTTAATCGTTTGATTTATACTTGTAACTAATTGATCATCATCGTTTCTAGTACCTCTATAGAAGAAAATATCAACTCTATCTTCAATTTGAGGAGGATCAGTAAAACTAAATGATGTTCCACCTTCAAATAAGTATGCTACTCCAGGATCTTGAATAATTCCATTAATGACTATTAATAATGCATTAGAAAGATTTACCCTACTTCCCTCCTGTTTTTCAAAACTTAAGAGTTCCTCATTATAGAATAATGGGAATCTAGTTCTTTTTCCATCTTGGAAATTTGCAATTGAATCGATAAAATCAAATTCTCCAAATTGCCAACAAGCAAAGGAATCATTAAACACTCGTTCAACTGTTAATAACAATTCGGAAGTTGTTGAAGATAGAGTGCTGTGTGTAACTAAACCAACTGGTCTAATAACATCACCTTCCCTAAATCCATATCCGTTTCTTGCGATACTAAAACTATTAACTTCAAAAGTATCCGACCCTATTCCTGTAGTAGTTGCAGCACCAACTCCAATATCGAGTAATAATCCTGTGCCACTTAATGTAGTGTTTCCAAGTCCCAACCTTGAGACTCCCTCTATTTCGAGACCTTCATAAGTTGGTTCCGAAACCATAATTTGAGGATTAGAGTATCCAGATCCTCCATTTCCAACTACAGTGAGGGATAAACTTCCGCCAGCTCCAACTAAAGCAGTTGCTGACACCACTGCAGCAGCACCGGTGTGTCCATCCTCATGAACGCTGACTCCAATAGATACTAATCCGTTATATCCAGATCCAAAAGTTCCTCCGGTTAATGCTGTAGTAAATCCTGCTATGGAACCACCAGCACCAACTACAGCACTCACTGCAGCACCAACTAAAGGTGCATATCCCAATCCACCAGAAGAACCTAGAGAAACAATTACTCCTCCTCTTGGAAGTTGATTTTGATTAATGTCAATATCTGATATTTGACGAGATCCGTCTGCAGAGGTTATTCCGCTAAAGATGACACTTGTTATTCCTGCAGTGCTTTCATCATCAAATTTAAAATTGTTGAATGGATTATTAGAAGTTGAAGGTGTTTGGAAAATTCCATTGATAAACAGAACTCCATTTCCCCCGGTGCTTCCAATTCCTGTGGTATTTGCACCACCAACAGTCAGCGTAAATGTTGCTCCAATTCCAGTAAATTGATCAGAAATATCATCATATATTTGATTGGTATCATAATTATTTCTTAAAAATACTCTTCCAGTAAAATCAGAAGTTTCTGGTTCCAAGTTTCTATCATCTCTTTCGATTGAAGAAGATCCTCTAGGTGAATTTACAAAGTGTATTTTGGAACCAACAATATTATAAGAACCTTTAAAAATTCTAACTTCGCTTCCATCTGCATGAGATGTTGATATAGATCCAACTGCACCTCTTTCAACTTGAACAAGAGTTGATTGACCAATTCCTGTTATTGGTCCAACTGCAGTAGTTCCAAAACCTATATTTTGAATCTTCATAAATTCATCATTAATTTTTAGAAGATCTGTCGGAATTATTGTGGAAATCCCACTTAAAGCAAATATCGTAGATGCTGTTCCAATTTGTCCACCGGCATTTCCTGATAATGTATGTGCAATTGGAGTAAATTTAAGCGGATATTGACCAATTCCATCTAGTGTTATTATAGTTTTTTCATTACCTAATAACATTGCCAATTCATGAGCATTTCCTTCACCAGAGGATCCAAAAGATACATTTACACCTGCTTCTGCATTTGCTCTAGTTGTAGCAAGTTTGAATTCGTCATCATTATCTCTAATAGCATATACAATTGATGGTAATGGGGTGCCACTGCCATACGTCATTGCAGTTGATCCAACTCCAACAAAAGTTGATTTTGGAGTATATGACAACTCTTCACCGGTTCTAAAGAAGTGATTCTGTATAGTGAATTTTCCAGTAGAAAGATCTAATTGAGTGGAGTTTGTTGGATTAAAAGACTTTGCAAAAATTGGAGTGCCTTCATTTTTTGCAACAAAATCAGTTTTATTAATTCTATTACCATTTTTTGCATTATAAAGTTTAATTTCAAGTGATTGAATATTATCCCCATATTGAAGTTCTGGGGCAGTATTAAATGCGTCTATTTCCGTGTATAGAATTTCATTGAGAGATGAAACCTGCAGATTTGATGTCATTGCTGCATCAGGATAGAACTTCAATATAAAGTTTTCTCCGGAGTATTCTACACCGAATGTTCCCATGCCGCTTCTTCCATCGGTTACACCTATTCCTCCAGCAGAAAGGAAAGATGATTGTTGAACATATGTGTCAAAAGAATTATCCTGTAAAGCCAATACGTTATGAACTGCCTTTGTCGAACCCATACTTACTTCGACCACTGATTTAACAGAATTAAACAAATTCCTATCAAAACTGATAACTGTCGTTGCGGCAGCAGAAACTGTAGTTTCATATGCAGATCTAATTACTGCACTTCTTTCCGCACCCTCTGGTTGAGATGGTGTTATAAATCTGTGAATTCCTGTGCCTACTGATGTTGTTCCAAATCCAACAATTCTTGATTTCAACTGAACATCATTTGCAGTATCATTTGTATAATTTAAATTGAGAACACCAGAACTGATATTTGCACCAAAAGATCCAATAAAATTGAAAGAAGAACTGTTTTCATCAGTATCAAAAAACGATTCTGCAAGAAATGTGTTTTCTCCGTCATGAGTTATGTACAACTCAACAAAATTTAATTCATCAGTATTGGATTGAATAATTTGTGTATTGACATGCAATGATGTAAATTTATCCGTTGCAACTCCAATAATAGAACTTGTTATGCCGGAACCTCCGGAAGTTACAACTCCAGCAACATTAGTTAAATCAATAAATCCAATTGAAGTTGTTCCTACACCAGATGTAGAGGAACCAAAAGTATTTTTAAGATATTTAATATCATAATCAGTATCATTAGTATCTTTAGGAGTAAATCTAAGGAAATTGCTATCGGTGACGGAAAAAGTTCCGTAATTTTCATCTATTACTGAAGTTGGAGATGATCCAATATTAGCAATTTCTCCTTTTTCCAATAAGAAATTATCTCCACTATTATTGCTAATAATAGTCAATTCTGTTAATTGAACTTCACTATTTTCGGAATTAGTTATTCTAACTAAAACATCATCATAAGAATCAGAAGCAACAAATTTGAAAATATCGACAAATTCATTATTAGTGACATTATCGTCATTTGAAAATAGACCGGAAATATCATCTATCTTTAATACAACGTTACTCTTGGAAAGAGTAAAGTCTGTTAATTTTTTTGATTCTAATTTTAGGAATTTAGATTGAGATCCTACAACATCAATATCTAATACATTGTCAAAATTATTAATTGTATCTACTCTAAGTTCTTCAATTAAATCACGAGCAATAACTAAATTATCCGAATTACCAACTCCAATGTTTGCAGTTGATACTATCCCAACATCAGCAAAATTTTTAAGACCACTAGTGTGGACAAGACTATTGACTGGAGTCTTTAATTCTCTCCATTCAATAGGACTTTTGATTGTATAAGAAAGATTTTGATAATAATCATTATCAGGAATCACTTGATCATCAAGACTCAATTTTCCAATGTTGTCATCCCATCCAATATTTTGCCTACTAGAGAAATCAACTTCAAATCTTCCTTCATTTCTGACAATATTTTCTATGGAAGCAATATTTCCACTTGTTTGTCCCGTAAGAACATCATTTGGAGATAATCCAAAAGCATCACCCGTTATTTTTATATTATCGCCGTCAATACCAGTTATTCGCAAATCTGCAACAGATCCATTAAGATTTAATTTTTCTCCTATGAAGAATTTAGATTCTTTTTGACCAACAGCAAATGATGGATAATCAGATTTTTTTATAATCGTCCCAAGAGAATCTTGAACAGTTTTTGCTGTGCCTGTATTAGTTGTTAAACTACTTAAATTGATTGTTACTTCATCTTGAGTAACGGTTCCAATAAAAGATGAGTTTTTATATTCCTCAACGACAAAAAACTGATATCCATAGTCTGCAGAATTAAATCCTGAACCTGCGGCACCAACTTTTTGAATCCCTTCAATAAAAACTTCTTCTCCAACGCTAAACGCGCTTGTGGAGAATCCAAGAACTGGTGTAGTCAATTTGCATATAAACTTAGTATCAGATTGTTGGGAAATTTTTTGAATACTGATTCCATTAGTATTTTCCTCAGCAAAAATTCCTACTGACTCAGATGGAAGACCCTTTGGTTCTTGAATAATTTTAACTTCAGTTATAGAGTTTCCGGTAAGATTTGCTTCTATAATACCATTATCAATTTTTTGTTTTGAGGATGTATTAACAACTACGAGTTTTGGTGGAGTTATGTAATTTCTTCCGCCACTAATAACAGTAACAATTCCTATAGTGTTTGAATCTTTAGCAGAAACTAAAACTGGTACGTTTGCGTTTGGTTGCAGTGTTCTATCAGAAGAATATTCAAATCCTTGATTTATTATTCTAACTCTCTTTGCATTCCCAACTGAACCAGATTTGGCAATTAAATATGCATCTTTTGCTGTTGTATTTGAAGATCCAACAAAATTCGGCAACTTCTTATATCCAGATCCCCCAGAGACAATGTTGATTTTATTAATAGGACCTTCTACATTTAATGATTCTGTAGTATATTCTAAAGAAGAACACTCACTTGATTTATAGAACAATCTTTCAGGAACTTCATTAAGAGCAATATTAAATGTAGTTTCTCCTACTCCAGAAATTTTATATGAAGAATTATAAGAACTATCAATATAAAGTATCTCAGAATAATTTTCAACTTCAGTGTCTGCTGTGCTAATGTAACCTGATTTCTCTAAATTATAATATAATCTTGTAGGTAGTATATTAGTAAGATCTGTGTTGTAATTGATAGTTAATGAAGCGTTGGCACTAACTCCAATAGTTCCAACTCCTGCGATAGTTATTCCATTAGTAGATCCTGTAGAAACAAATTCGTTATTAAATTCATTATCATAATAAATTTTAAAATCATATCCAGATAATGTGGAGTCCGACAAATCAAAAATTGCACTATTATCTTTCGTTATTGCAATTCTTGGATTGATTGGAGAAATTGTTTGCTCTCCTCCTCCAGTGTTTCCAATACTTACAATAGTTGGAGGATCTAATTTTGCATCAATAAGAGTTTCTGCCAATTGAATGACATTTTCATTAACTCTATATGCATAGTAAGAACCTGTGGTCAATCCCGAAGCAGGTAATGATGCTGCATAACTAACCTTATCTCCAGTTTTTAATTCATGTGATAGTATTGTTATTTGATTTGTGGTAGTATTAATTCCTGATGGATCAATTGTAAGTGGATTTATTAAAATATTATCGGAGATAGTATCTCTTTTTACAATTACTGAAGCATCCGTTCCAATTCCAGAAATAAGTTTTGATTGAAGGTTTAATTTTATTGTATCGCCTGTCAACAACTTATGATACGTGGCACCCGGCGCAACAGTTGAAAGACCTACGGTAGAAATAGATACAACAGAATTTATTCTTTGGACTCTGGATTTAATTTGTGTTTTTATACTTTCAAATAGATATTCATCACTATCACTTCCATTATTGCGGAAAAATACTTCATCAAATTCAGATCCAATTCCTGTCTTAATGCCAACTGAGTTAATTGTTTTTCTTACAATGTATACTGTAGTAGTGACTCCGGATATTGGCAAATTAAATGGTGTTCCAGTTGGTGAAGTTGAAATCGATATTGCTCCACCTGTAGGAACAGTTAAATTGACTGGTTGATTTGTTGCAAATGGATGATTTTCAATATAAATCCTCTTAGTTGGAATTTCTCTAGTAATAGAGGAATCTCCAAATATAAATGTCATAGAACTGGATATTCCAACAGTAGTTCCAACACCGACAGATTCTTTTGGATTAAAATATATTTTATCATTGACCGCAGATTCAAAATAATCTACATTTTTGGTTATTGTAAATGAATCTGGAATATATGAGATTTTTGTTGTGGCAGTATGAGAAGTTCCCACCAAACCTCTCTTAACTCTGAGAATATTCAAATTGGGGAATATATTTAATACCTGCAAAGTTTCTGAACCAATTCCAACACTGCTACCAACAGAAACTGAATCTGGTATTTGAGATACGTATATTTCTGTGGTGGCTGCTCCTGGAGATGCATCCGATCCTTTTATTAATGAGGAAAGATTTGAATAGAAAGATGAGATTCCAATCTGGAAATTTCTATTCAATTCAGATAAAGAACTACTAAATCCGGAGATAGTAACATATTCTTTATCTCTCAGATTATGTTGAGGTAATATTGAAACTTTTATTTCATTTCCACCATTCCAAGTGAAAATAGAATTTTCATAAGTTTCTACAGAAGTTTGTATATCATCAATACTTTTTCCTGATATTGATGATACTCTTACAATAATTCCATCTCCTCCGGTGCCATCACTATCAAAATTTAAAACATCATTTACTTTGAACCCTGTGCCAGGATTAATGATATTAATTTTTTCAATAGGACCTTCCGTTACAGATTCAATAACTGCTTTTTGTCTTGAAATTTCATTAGTTTCAATTAGAAAATCGTTGTCAGCAAACGGATCGGATACTCTATACGGGAAAGTGTTTCTTAATAATTGAGAATTTTTAAAATCAAATTTTTGATCTAAAGTTTTATTTTCATTTAAAGTGTTAGATCTAAACGTATTTCCAATAAAATATGGGAATTGTGGGTCTCCACTACTGTCAATAGTGGCAAAATATGCATAGACTCCTTTTGGATAATCTGTTGTTTTTACAAATTTTCCATTATGGACATCCAAATCTCCAGAATTAGTATATTCATAATCTTCAACGAAAAATCCAGCACTAAATCCTGCAGGTCTATCAATCACACTAGATGAATTTTCTACATATCCGGAAGTTAAACGAGCTGGATCTGAACTAGTGTTAAACGAATCCGAATTTCCAAATGGACCATATATTGGATTTCCATCATAAGCCCACCCAATTATCCCAGATACTTTGGATTGACTTTCATTAAAAGTGGATCTTAAATCATCATAATATCCACATATGTTGTATTGCAGTTTATCGTTCCTTTCTTTGAGTATTTCATTTCCATACTTATGAATATTATTTACTCTTAATTTTCTAATAGTTGTATCAAATGTTGCTCCAAATCCCTTAGGCGAAACTTTGATTCCAGTTGAAGCAGCGGAGTATCCTATTCCAGCATTAATAACTTTAACATCTGTTATCTTACCTTGAGATGATATTACTGGTCGCAATATTGCTCCAGATCCAGATCCACTATTATCAAATACCTCTAATTCTGGAGCTGAAAAATATTCAAATCCTCCAAATTGAACATTTACAGAATTAAAAGATCCATTAATTATAATGGGTTTTAATTGAGCATCTCTACCGGTTTGTATGGTGATTAGTGGTTTTCTCTCAAGGTTAATCGTGCTAGATCCATAACCAATTCCAGTTTCATAAACATATGCATCAATTAATGATCCTCTCACTACAGGAGTTGCTATAACTGATCTATTTTGTGTATCTGTTCCCAATCCAGTGGAAGTAAATTCCAATGAAACTGTAATATCCGGAAATGCAAAATTTTGATATCCAACTCCAGTTGATTCTAATTTGGAATAATTTTTTCTTTCATAATTTGATGGAGATGTTCCTCCAACTCCAATATCTGCAACTCTAAAAGAATCATCATCAATTTTTATAATTTTATATTGAACAGATGTGGTTGTTATTCCTGTTGATGTTGTTAATCCAGTAATTGGTGTTCCGTCAGAGGAATACAAAACTACATCGCCATCATTAAATCCATGATCTATAAAGTTAATTACATCTTTTGATGTTGATATTCCACTTGGTTTAACAATTAGTTTTCTATTGGTATATCCACTTCCACCATCAATAACATCAATTGAAGATATGGTTTTTGTTTTATCATTAGTTTTAAATTTATGAACACCTGCCGTATAAAGGGTGCTCAATCCCACAACATTTGTGTTTGAAGAATAATCATCAAAACTTTCAAATATTTGAATTGTAGTATTATTATCAACCTTTGCATAATAAACTGCCGAATCAACTAGAGAAGAAGTTCCGATTCCAACTCCTATTCCTTGATTTCCATTGGAATCATACACTACCTCTTGACCATTAATAAAATTATGATCAGTTAAAAATGTAATCTGATTTGTATTATTATCAATTCCACCATTATCTGCTGTTAGTTGTGCATCAAAAAATACTTCTCTAACTCTTTTCTGAACAATCGCGTTAAGATTTGCACCACTACCATTACCACCTGTTATTTTTACTGACTCTACAGAATCAATATCAAAATTTAAAACATCAACATCAATTCTTTCAATAGATCCTTGAATCACTGGACGACACAGTGCCGTGGATCCAAATCCAGCAGAAACTACTAAATTGGGCAAATTGATTACATCATATCCACGTCCACCATTTAAAACACTTATTGACTCTAATGGACCATAATATACAACATCATTAGATTTGTAATTAATGATTTCTACACCATTAATCAACATCCCAGTTGAATTATCTGGTTCAGTTAATTCATTAACTCCATTTTTGTTATTGGGAGGTAGGGGGAATTTTTTAAATATTTTTTGTGGAGCAATTTCGCCAGATTTGTGTTCAAATAATGTGAAAGTATGTTTTCCAATTCCAGAGGATGGAGTTGAAAATGTTAAGTAACTTTCTGTTCCGACAAAAACTCTAGAATTGTATAACTTAATTTTTTTCTTATTGGTTGGTAAAATTTCTACAAAGTAAGATCCTTCAATTAAACCAACAAGAGGATCTCCATCTGGCTTATAAAAAACTCTATCTCCAGTGACGAATGGAGCATCATCTGCAAAAGTTATAGTTGTAAAATTATTTGAACTATTGCGATCACCTAAACTTGTTTCAGAATCAATAGAAGCAGAGTTAATTTTTTTAGTTATTTCATAAGTAAATGATGTGGTTATCCCCGGTGTTTTTGATGGTAAAGAATTGGATGCAACATAAGCATGTTTTCCATCTAAATCGGTATAGACATTTTGCACATCACCGGTAATTACATCATTTCCAAATTCAATCGGAGTAAATTCGCTACTAACTTTATTAATTTTCCTTCTCAAACTATAATCTACAGAACTATCCGCATTAAATGTAAAATTATCTAAACTAATAGATTTTCTATCCGGAGAAATGTCAATTACACTTGATGGAGTGGTTGTTGTTGGGTATACGACCTTTCCGTCGTCACTGCCACCTTTTTGAATAATTTCAATACTATCACCTTTCTTTAAACTAGATTTGTCAATTTCACTTTTTAACGTTAATGTTAAGGTGACACCAAAACTTTCTACTTCAAAAGTTGAACTAGTATTGTAAATCCAAGAGTTGGCGAAAATTTCTTTATTTGTTTTTTCTCCAATGGTAGGATTTTCAATTAAATCTCCAATATTTTTTACTGAAATAATATCATTTTCAGAAGCACTAAGTTCTTCGGATATTTGAATAAATTTCGACAATACTCCGGTCAATCGTATTTCAACTTTTTTGTCCGGATCTCCATTTTCAAATCCAAAATAAATTTGATCAGATCTTATATTACTTGCGGCAGAAATCGTGGCACCGACTCCAGTACATCCAATAAATTGATTAATGCTTTTATCTGTATAACTGATACTATTAATACCAGATATAACCATTCCAGTCTGTGCAAAACCTATTGTGGAATCAACAGTAATTACTGATGCGCCAATAGCAACAGTTTCAATATTTTTTGTGCTAGGAGTTATATTAAAAGTTCCTTCAATAGTTGAAGAATCATCATATCCAACAAAAAGAGAAAGTTTAAAATATTGCTTATTTTCTCTTGTAAATGGTTCTATTTCTGATATCGCAGCAGTTGTTCCTGAATCAGTAGATTTTACTATCGTTTGACCAACAAGTTTTGATGGATCCCCACTAATAACTTCAGCAATAGCAACTTCTCTTCTCACATAATTTGAAGAAGATGGTTTAATTAAATATTCTTCTAAATTAACTACTCTAGGTGTTGCACCATAGAGAACATTAAACAAAATTCTAAATGATTCATCAGTTCCTTTTGACTGATAAAATGATCTTGCTTCTTTTATAAAGTTTCCAGCATTTAATTCTTTGACAAAATCAACGTCTTCTAAACCAGGAGCAAAAGTAAATTTTAATTTTTTATAAAAATCTTTTAAAAATAGAGAACTTAAATTATGAACTACATCATCTTTTGAGTGATCTTCTCTTGAAGAATCTAAAAATACAAGTTCTTCTTGATTTAAATCACTATGATATGAAGTGATGCCACTAAAACCACGTTGGCAACCAGTAAATGAGTTTGTAGTTACGCCAGTATAGGTTATAACTTCATTGTTTATCTTAAAGAGACCATATTCATTAGGAAACCCTTTAGTGCTGTTTACGGCGATTGTAGTGTCCGTAGAGGTAATTCCTGATGTAGTGCGTGTAGTGTCAACTATTACTTCAGGTGTTAAATTATCAAGTTTTAGATATTGATCTAAATTATCTGTAATATCAGTTGGACCACCTTGATATTCTTGAGAAATATAATATTGCTTTAAAAATTCTACCGATTTTGGATTTTCATCCAAAACAAATTCGGGTAACTGACTATCGATAAGTTGTTGAACCTTAACTCTAGATTCAAATCCAGTTTCTATCATATTACTCTCTTATTAAATTTCCGTTTAGATAACTTGATGTGTAAAAATCTCTATTGAATACCGTTCCCGATATTTCATCTCCTGATGCAATAACATCCTTCACCATATTTATTGCACTTGTAGAGACGTTAAAATTAAGATACAAATCTTTAAGTCCAACTACATCATTTGACTCTGGAAATGCCTGAACTTCAATAATGTTATTTTGAAGTTCCGTCGAAACAATTTTTATTGTATTAAGATTTATCTCACCTTTCATATAATCAATTGTTCCTGCGGATTTTACAACAACTTTTATATTTTGACTATCGAGTGGTTTCACAATTGATAAAACTCCCGTTCTTCCGTCAAGATTGGGAATATCTGTCAAATAAACCACATCGGAATCATTTGCAATTCTAAAACCGGTTGATTTAATATTATATCCACCACTATTTACATGAAATCTGTTTCCATAACATAGTTCATACTGGGCAAATTGATTTATTACTGCCTTTAAATCCCTTCTAATTTTTACTTTGGTGATATTTGAAGTTATTGCTGTATTTGTGTTGTCAATAATTTGTTGAATTTTACTATATTTGAATCTACCACCAAATTTATTAATATCCACTGAGTTCGAATACTCATTTAAAGAATTAAGAACATTTGTTTTGAGTGTCTCGACAGTTGATATTCGAGAATAGTCATAATAAACGGAAGAATCAATTTCAACATAGAGAATTTTCAAATCTGTAATTTTTTGATTGATTCCAGAGACTGTATATTGTTTTAATTGTGATAAAATTCTAGATTTATTAAAATCTGAGACAAAAGTTCCATTTTTTGGTTTTATACTGATGTTTACAGTTCCAAATTGTGGTGGTTCCATCTCTTCTCCACCAACAACCGCCACAGATTCGGTGTCTGGGTAGATCATTTTGATAATTGCTTCATAATCACGACCAGTAACTGCTCTTGATTGTGCAGAATATATTTTTGGAGCAAAATATCTAACGGAATCAATCGATTCTATCTCAGATCCATTTTGAGATTTTTGATTTGTAATGATTGCTATCGTAGATGGATTAATATTGTTACCATCAGAGGTTAAAAAACTTCCAGCAAGAGAAAAATTACTAACTCCGTTGCCATCAGAACCGTTTGATACGATATAATTTGTCGTTATGATGTTGCCATCAGAATTTCTATCAGTTCCAAGTTTTTTTCCAATTAATCCATCCCCAAAAAGTAATTGATACTTTTCATCTTGTACTTCCTGTATAAGATAAATTTGAGAATTTGATTTTACATTAACAATATTATCAACCAAAGAATATTCAATTCCTATACCACTATCATTTTCTTTTTTAATGTATACTTTAAGAGTAGAAGTGTCTATAAAAGAGTTATTGAGGATAAATTTTTGATCGAGAGATCCATCATATAAAAATTGCTTTGTTAAATACGTTCCTTCATAGATTACAATGTTGTCAAACGTTGCCACTCCATCAACAAAATTTCTGGTAATATCCTCTGGTATTGAAAATACAAAATTGCTGTTAGAACTAGTTCCGGTACATACGAGACCTCTACTGAGGGTCACCTGCGCGGATGAATCTCCATCAGGTCTTTGTACCGAAAATGAGATTTGTGCCCTTGCAGAGGTTCTAGAGCGAGGCACATAACCAATATTTCTTGCCAATGATACAACATTCTCTCTGAGAGTTGCAGAATCCAAGAAGGATTCATTCACAATCATATTTGAGTTGAATGCTGTGATATATGTGTTATATGCTAGCGTGTCTATTAAGACAGAAAAGTTAGATCCTTCAAAATCAAAGTCAGTGAAATTAGAATTTGCACGGAGATAATCTTTGATGGATGACTTTATCTGATCAAAGTCTAGATTTGTATACTTAGTAAAAGGCATATTATCTTGTTGCCTCTAATAGGAACGAATATTCTTGAGTTGGAAACTCCTGACCAATAATATCAAATATAACAGTTACATTGAATGAATTTTGATCTGGACGAGGAAAAACATTTACCTCTACATTTCCAATTCTTGGTTCAAAATTTTCAAGTGAAACTAAAATTTGATTTTGAATTGCTGATGCAGTACCAAAATCTACAAATTCAAATAGACTATCCCTAACTTCAGATCCAAATAATGAATTAAAAAACCTTTCTGTTGGGATAGTTTCCACAATATTCCTCACCGATCTACGAATCGCGTTTTCATTCTTTAGAACTAGTAGATCTTTGGTGACAGGATGTGCATCAAAGGACAAACTAATGTCTTTAAATGCTCTTGATATCCTTTGGATTGCCATTTACAAGGAGTTTTTATTTATTTATACCTTATTCTTGAAGATTTTTCTTCCCTGCCTTCAAATCGTTGCACATAATCTTTATTTTTTATTTATTTCTTGTTTTACGATTTCATAATCATCTTCAAGAACTTCTTTAAGGTAATCTTTATCCCAATAATCATAATAATTGGTTTTTGCAAGTTTTATTCTTGCCTCAGTTAAATCTTTTCGTGGTTGAAAAAGAACTAGATTATATTTTCCGTTATTGGATTGTATTTTGTTGATAAAAGTATCAGTTTTACCGTGATCTGCAATGAATTTGTAGTCTTTATACTTTAAATTGTAGTGGTCAACAGCATTGTAAAGGTAATCACTCTCATGATGATCTTCTACAATGTTAATTACCACATCATAATCTGGATATGGAACAATTTCATCCAATTTCTGTTCAATAATCAGAAAATTGGCAGTCGAAGCAAAGGGACATAATGAAAAGTTTCCTAACTCAGGTCTAACTCTGGATAAATTACGAATCCATTTCCGAACATGTCTACTTTTTTTGTCTCTCATCGGGTGTTGTCCAGAAATAATCGTCACAATCACCAAGTCTTCCCCAGTTAGTATCGTTTTCAGTTTGGAAAATACATGTTGATACCTTAAAATCGGGAATTTTAGGTTTTTCAGGAGTCATTGAAGTGTCATAGATCCGACACCTGTTGTTTGGATATAGGCAAAACTGACCATTTCTTAACTCAATCAGATTAAATGACTTATGTTCATCAGGCAACTCACTTGTTGAAGCATCGATTTGATTAAAATCTCCGTGATAGTTGTCTAAAGTGCAGATATAACTGCCTTTAATGTTACCAAAGTGTCTTGTTCTGACTTCCCATTCCATCGGTGATACAAATTGCTTTTCAATTACAGTGAAATCATAGTCCATACAATTCCAGAACTGAAGATTCACAAGGTCCATATCAGGATCTGGTTTCTCTGGACGTGCTAGGAACGCCGATATGGGCAGTTTATCGAACATTGCACCATATTCAGGCAGATAGGTCTCAAAGTAGAATGCACGTCCTTGTATGGACTTTGCGCTGACCCAGATTCCTTCTACGTATTCTCCATGCCCATCTTGAAAATCACGAAGATACTCTCTTCTGACATATACTTTCTTGGTGGGTAGATTTGCGATTAATTTTGCCATGTTTTAAAAAAGTCTGAAATTTCGTATCCGTCTAATTTTGATTTATAATCTGATGATTCACCCAGATAATAATAATCATAACCTAATCTTTTATATAATGCGATCTCATTCTTATTCGCCATATGTCCAAGACTTAACTTTTTATTTTTATAATTCCATGCAAACTGATCACCCCATGCACTATTGACACTCTTGAACTTATATGCAAGAGTGAAAGCAACTAATTCATTACCATCATAGTAACCAATGATGTCTGTATGGGGCAATTCAAACTCTTCACGAAAGATTGGAACCACATCTTCAAATCCCTTATAATCAACATACTCTTTATAGATTCTCAAACACCGTTCATAAGAAGAACTATCAAGAAACCGATAGTTATGGTATTCCTGATAGTTTGTGTCCTTGAGTCGAATGCGACAAAACATTAGTTGTGCTCCATTTTATTTACTATTACCACGTTCTTTCATTTGGTGGATAATATTGTAGAAGTTCTTTTCCTTGTTTGATATCACGCATTGCATATAATGTACCTGTTTCAGAGTCATGATAAACATTTGGTTTACGAGAATGATTTATATAATATGAAATATCAAAACGATTGATATCTACATCAGTATAAAATCCTTCCTCATATGATCCACAGGTAAGTTCTTTAATTTTTTTACTAGCACGTCCTGTTACATCAGACCAAGGGACAAATAACCAGTCCTCCTCCTTTGTAACAGGAAAAATACTGGTGTCTTTGGGTATATTAATATATGCAAAAACACCAACACCCTTACATACTTTACTTGGAGCAAGATAAGTAAGTATTTCTTGTTTCATACTTAACTTCCCTGTCCACGATACCTCTTACGAGCCGAGTTACGCGATGTTGCGGCATACTTCGTGTGCTTACCTTTACCTTGACGAGTTTTTTTCGGAGTCGGTTGAATGTTTTGTTCACCATTGAGTCCGACTTTTGATCTTACTGCCATAATGTACTAGTCCTCTGTAATAATTTCAGTTGTAATGCTACCTGGATCTGGATGACCTGTTTGATAATATTCAATTGCAAGGTCATCCATTCTATCGAAAAATTCTGTCATACCTAAACGATCATAAAGAATTTTTCCATTCACAAGAATTCTGTGAAATTCTTGACGTGTCATTGTCAAATAACCCGTGTCTTTTCGTGACCAACGCGAACACGGGGATCGCACCAGATTTCGTAACCTGCCTCTTTTGCATCAAGGCAGAATGAGACATCCTCACCACACATGTCCTGTACTTCGCCACTTTCGAAGACTTGCATCTTCGGAGCAAACCAAGGATACTTCATCTCCTCATTCTCCCAGACTCCGTGCTTAATGAGCAACCACCCAAATCCGGCATAGTCTACGGTGAATGGAGATTTGCGCTTGGAGATGCTTTCAACTGTTTCATGGTTCATGACTCCACCATTGTTGCGGAAGTCGTCCTCGTCCATCCAGTGTGCCACTGAGGTCGTTCTGCCATCCTCTGTTGCATACCATCCAGATGCAATGTCTTGATCCATGAGAATCAATTGCCAGAATTTTTCAGTATTAAACACAATATCGCTGTCAATCCACAACTGATAATCATATTTTAATTTTCCGTCCCATGGCAATTGATCCGGACCACGCAATACATTAGCACCAAGGCACTTGCATCTTGCAAAGTTTACCATGGAGGAATAATCCTGCGAAATCTGGATACTTGCTCCTGACTGCACCAAGTCAAAGCAAAGTTGTACAAAATTCTTCAAGTATGTATATGAAACTCCGCGACCTGGCAAACAGAAGACAATTGCCTTGCCCCTTACCATTTCTTTTGCCTTGTCGTAGTCCCACTCTTGTGCTGCTTTTTTAACCGGCGATTTTGCCTTTACAGTAAATCCTTTTGCCATAAGAATAACGATTTTACTTTCGAATCATACAACATTATATAGCGGTTGTCAAGAATCCTTTTCTTCTGTCAGAATAATCTCATTACCGTCCACCAACCATCTTATTTTGGTGCCTTCGTACCATTGCATTTCATTTAAGATTATCTCTGGCACTATGATGTGATAATCTCCGGTTACGGGATCGACCTCTATTTCACTAAAAATTTTCTCGGAATTTTTTTGCATATACGCGAACCCTACACTTGATTTTATATAGCGAAAAAAATTTTTATATCTCTTGAATTTTTATCGTGCTCTTGGAAACCTTTGTAGGTTAGGGGAGTCATGCGGTTTTATAAACGCCCCCCCTTAAACGGGGGGACTGCTGTATTAACGAACGACTGCTAATCCTTACACTGCTGTGAACTTAGTGTTGTTGAAGTTAGCAACACTGAAGCGACGACGATCGACCAACTTATATGTGCCTAACGTCGTGGAGTAGACATAACCCTCTGCAGAGACTTCATCCTGCCCGATGAATGCCCTGGGACCTACATTGCGGCACTGATACATCAACTCTTCTTTCAAAATTATCATCAACCCGTAGAGGTGCATTAGTGACTCATTGCCCAGGAAATCCTCATTTGTCATAGGATAACCTTCGCGAATAGACTTATTCACATTACGCTTAATCTGTTCTGCTTCCTTGTTAGTAACGAACGTGGTCTTAGCATACACCTGACGAATCAAGTCTAAGATTGGAGGCATCTCAAACGCGGTGTGGTCGTAGTTATATTCACCGGACCAAGTGTATGCCTTGGGAAACACGAACTTACAGTAAACTGTGTCGGTGATGATGAACCTCATTGGTTCTGCCACAGCATCACGCAGGTCAGATTCTGCCGTGTAAAGTGTATGTGGAGCAACGATGATTTCAGCATCTACAATACCATCGAACTGATAGGTGATTGTGTTCGGTGTGTATTCATCAGACCCACCGAGTCCGATAAAGTCTCCCTGAATGATGCCGCCGTTACGTGGCAAATAATCAAAACATTTGTGGAGAATAGTAGCAACCTCACCGGTGTGGTTTGCATCAATGTCCTGATGAGATTCGTTAATCTTAATCTTCACTTTGTTGAAGACAGATTTGGTGCCCACAAAAAACTTACCGGTCGCAGGGTTTGTTCCCCATACGATGGCAGGTGCTCCGTCAACCTTCACTGAGAGGTCACCCTTAAGGCGCAGCGACTGAAGGAATAAATCGTCACCGGTGAGGATGGTGTCTTCAGGGTGCTCAAGGTGAAGGATCTTTGTCATGTGGTTCAGTTCGTTTGTTTTCTTACAATAGTCGGTCAGGGGTCGTTCTGCCGTGGCAGTGTGCCACTATGCCAGTCGCATACCCGAACGGAATTCGGTGGTGGTGAAGTCGGTGCCAGTCCAGAGACGGACGAACCAAGTCCAGTTCTTTTGAAACACGCTTTCGCCAGAGTATCCGTGCTCTGCTAGGATTGCGTTGAGTCTGCTCTTAGTGGTGTTGCTCTGATATCCACCATCACGCAGGATGATGGCATTGTCGTCGATCTCAGCAATGAGATGCCCGTGGAGGAAGACCTTCGAAACTCCGTCGATCGTTTCAACCCTTGTGTTGTCCTTTCCCCAATCGGTGCGATCGGTGATTGCTTCGTTCATCTGGGTTTCGATCTTACGCATGGTTGGTTGAATTCCTTTGACTCTTTTACAATAGGGCATTTTGAGACCTGTGCCAAAAATGTGTGACACTAATCCGACTGTCACATCCGGTCTATGCTGCGCTGGATTGTTTCGTTACGCTCCTGCATGATTTGCACCATATCAGAATCCAGGAGATCAATGAGAAGATTCGCACCCAGCAGGATGACAATGGCAGAGAGACAGATACGCATGATGTTTGTGTTACTTAAGGACAGAGAGGTTTGTGTTAGTTACCGAAGAACTCATCGTGACAATCAGCAACGAAATCAATCAGTTCATCAGTTGCATCAATTGCAAAACGATCACATACCCAATCAACGCAATCGTTCATGGAAGGCATCATTTCGCACATGTACTGAGAGAGGTCTGATGCAATCATTTCCTTTAGTTGACGCATGTCCTCCTGCAGAGCATAGGTGCAAGGGTCGGTGTAGGTGTGCATTGAGTCGGTTTTGTTCATGCATCTACAATACACGGTTTCCGACCCTGTGCCAAAAATGTGTGCCACCTATCCAACCGTCCACGGGCGGCCGATCAGTTTGTGTTACTTTCCTCCAGAAGTTCGGGGTCATAGTTCTCAACTTCCTCAATCAGTTCTTTCATAGAATAACTCTCAAGATTCTCATTGATTGTGTCATAAACGAATGCTTCCATTGTTTTAAAATCCATTCCATCAATCAGTGCTCTGATATAAGCATCCTGCAGATTGTCACGGTCGATGATGTTATCAGTCATGGAGTTTGTGTCAACGAAGGTGGAAACGAAAGACATTAGTTTTCAGGAAATTCTTCAAGTTTGGCATCAGCAAGTGCAGCAATCATTGTCCACACTTTCTCTCCACTTAGGAGGTTTTCAGTGCAAATATGTTCGACGGAATCTTCAATCAGTTCCATCACTTCAATTGCCTGAGATTGCAGTTGTTCGTTCATTGTTTTCAGTAGTCGGTGTTTCCTTTAATGTACTCTTCAACATCGAATTTATCTTCTTTCTCCCATTCTTCTTTGTATTCAATCACATCGAAGATCTCACCGGGAGCATCAGCGATTTCAGACCAAAGTTCATCAAACATGAGTGAATTTCTCAACTTGTAATACAATACACGATTTTGGTGCCAGTGGGGAGATTAGTGGACACCTCTACGACTGGCACACATTCTTGTTACTTAGCAGGGAAATTGCGGCAGACTGCATCACATAGACGCCGCACCAATTCATCACTCAATTCCTGAGAAATAATGCCACTAAGTTCACCATCAACAATGCAGTCAATATCTTCCATTAACTGCTCACGACTCATTAACATTTCCAGATGAGGATTAGGGACGAAAGTGTTCATTTAAGAAAACAAATTTCTCAACTGAAACTACAATACACGATTTTGGACCCCCATGGGGATTTAGTGGACAGTTTCCGAACTGGCACACTAGTATACGTCTGCAGTCTCCTTGATGCTAACATCGACGTTCTCGTCACCTTGAAGATCTAGGATTTCTCGCCAATCCAGCATCTTGAGGTCGAGGTCTTCATAACATTCGATGTCTAATGTTACACTTACAATGCGCTTGTGTGCATACATGGGAATCTCGTGCGATGTTTACGTATTGTATCATGCATAATGTCTGTATGCAAGTGCCTGATAGTCTGTGCTATCTCGTGCATACTCGTCGTCTAGATCATATGTGTATGGTGACACATTATGATATGCATATGTCTCGTCGAGATAATCATGGCATGACATCTCGTAGTCCCATATGTATGATGTTTCGTAATCGTTCATGGTTCTCGTCGAGATTGGATGATTATGATATGAGTATAACAGATATCTCGTCGAGTGTCAAGTATGATGTCTCGTCGAGATTCATCGAATCAATATATTTATACTATAAGATGTCTTTATATTACATTTTGTATCTCGTCGAGAAAAATTTTGCGCCCTGTGGGTTGACAAACCGCGCTCTCCATGATACGCTCGCTAAACTTGCATAAGATCTGACCCTTTATAAGATTAAAAGAACATAAGATCTGACCTTTATGAGATACTTAAAGACACTCCAAAGTATCTACAAAGACACTCCGAATACCCTCTCAAGACACCACAAACCAAAAGATTTAACAATTCAAATAAAAAAGAGTTTTATATTTATAAACATATTTAAAACCTATTTTTTAATTAATTCTGTATCAACGGATACACAATCACTCGAATTCCAATCCCGAAGGGGTGCGGGACGCGAAGTGTCCCAATGTCTAATGACTCCGGACACAATAAAGGCATTCGTCACCATATAAGAGACAAAGATAATACTTCTAATAATAGCAATCCAGTTATCATATGGTTCAGTCTTACCATCAGAGAACGACCCTAATGAATACTTCCATATACGTAGAATACTCTTCATTTCACCACTTATGAACAGGACACTGACTTGAACTAAACTTAACCTTATGTTCTAACCAACAACCACAGTGCTTACATCTATTCTGTCTCAAACTATAATACTCACACTTCTTACATATACTCATTCTTTCTTCCTTTAACTCTTCATTTGCAAATACCTCTGATGGTGTAGATAAATGTGTCACACTATCTTTCACCACTTCAAATGTAAACTTTGCCAGATTCTTCCCTTGTTCCTTTATATTAGGAAACTCTTCCTTCTTATCATCCATTGTAATTTGCCAGATAGAACCATCCTGTTGCAATATATTTTGTTCCTGATAATACTAACCCTCCTCTATGGCAATGTGTCATACCTGCGGGCCATATTAGTAACTTTCCCTTTTCAGGTTTTATCCTTTTCTTATAATACAAATATTCAGTCTCTCCACCCTCATAATCATCATTCAAATAGATCATCCATACAAGACATCGATTCGAATGTTCCAGTCCTGAATTCTCATCGTGCCAGACATGATAACCACCACCGGCAGGAGTCTTTTGTATCTTCTGTGAAAGTGAATACATTGGTACAGTCTTTAGATGACCAAAGACATTCACATATTCATCAAAACATGATTGCAATGTCTCATTCAGTAATTGTGAATGATTATCCTTCATTGCAGGATTCATCTCTGATAGATCTAATGCCCAATCGAATCGTCCGGCATTACTGTTCTCAAATTGATTATCCTCACAGAAAACTGCATCTATCTCCTGATAATAATCAAATGCTTTTATGACACCATCACAGAACTTCGAATCATAAACATTATGATATGTTCCGATAAAGTCACTATATTCACCTTTGAGTTCAATCCTTTCCATTCAAATACTCCTTCAGTTCTGGATTCTTTTCAATTAGTTTGTCTTTGATAAAATCAAAATGTTCTTCGTACCATGCATCACTATTTGATATCCACTTATCTAATGGGCAATCACCAAATGGATCTATTATCTTATGTGGTAAGTAACATCCACAATACCTACATCCTTCTTCGGGTTCATCAAAGTGCTCACATCCTTCACAAATAGACCATCTTTCCTTTTGACATTTCTTTGATGCAGTCCATACCTTACCGGATGCTTCCTGTAGAAAGAATTCATCCAAAAAATGAAATACAATTGTTGATAGTTTCACATCATCCATTATATCATATTTTTAATTATATATTACCGACTGCTCCCTTGACCGTATTACTGGATTGTCCACTATTAATTGCTGTTCTACTTCTTAAAACGGCAAAACCTGCATTTCCACCATTTGATGCACCGACTCCCCATGTTCCGCCGGAACTACCACTATTTCCATCATTTCCGACACTTGTTGCACCACTTGCCGCACATGTATTAGTATTACCACCATTACCCGAATTTCCTGATCCGGGTGCACTTTGATTGCTGAATCCTTGTCCGACTCCACCATTACCACCGGTTCCACCACTACCACCGGCAATGTTATTTGCAATCTTCGATGAACAATTCATTGACCAGTTAGGACTACATGAATATCCTGTTTTATTGGATGAATTCCATCCTTGTCCTCTACGAAATGTTCCACCACGACAACGACTTCTTACACTTGTCGGAGTGGCAGTTACGACCTGAACATCATATGATCCACTCGGTGATGCACTTTGACAGGCATTTTGTGCAGAACCCGAATTATAATTTCTTCCACCATCTCCATAACCTGCATTATGATTTGAATTAGTGAAACATGATATACTACTACCACTATTTCCACTGTTTCCATTATCTCCTCCGCCACCACCTGCCCAGATTCGACCATTACTTCCTAATGTGATTGATACATTATCATATGTGGCAGTATTTTCAATATACAGAGCACCACCACCATTTCCTCCTCCGGCAGCACCACCCTCACCATAGATTGCACCACCATCCGGTACATTAATTGTTAGATTATTATATTCTCCTGCACTAAACTTGAGTGCATACTTACTAACCTCATTCGCATAAACAACTCCTCCCACATTCATTCTCTTTGGAACATTCTTCGATAGATTGTTATTCCAGGTTCCGGTATTACTATCCGCAAATTCTAATTCTTCATTATTTCCACTTTGTGTGATATTATATTCTACAATCGAATCTCTCAGATGTGACATTTGCCAATTAGTTGACGTTGATACATCTGCATTTTCTGTTGCATTCGGCACTCTGGGACTGATGGTAGAATCATCAGACCAATCAACATCATCACCGGCATTTCTCAAATAATCCGATGCCTTTACATCTGTGCCCGGTAAATCACCAAAAGTATTTCTAATCGCACTAAACTTAATCTCTCCGGACTCAAAGAATTTAGTTTGTGTGTTATTGATTGCCATTACATGACCAGTTTTTATCCATATTTATTTATTCAAATATACTTAATTGCAACGGTGAATCGATGGTCATTTCTAAATGTGGTGGCACGATGTAGTAGATTGGCACTAAACACGACCATACGATTCGGTATTGGTAATACACCATACAGATCATCATTCATCAAAAATTGTGTCTCACCACCATCATCTTTGTCCCATTTCATATTCGGATAATACAAAAATGTTACTCCTTCATCACCATCGGTATGAAAGTATGGACGTTCACATGGCACAAAACAATTTACATACATTCGATAGAGTTTTTTGTTCTGCACTTGTTCGGCAGAGTCTTTTAATCTCTTTTTAATTAACTTATAAACAAACTCTGTCTCCGGTATATTATGAATCATACCCGTGACAGGTAAATTCACATCATCCTTCTCACCATATGAATACTCTGCATCATTACAATAATCATGAATAATCTGATGCTCCTCTGCAGAAAAGAACTGGTCAATATAATTAAGGTCCATACAATTTGTCCTCTCCATATTCTGTCAGGATGATATTAAATGCCACTGTGATTCTTGGATTGTCAGGAGTTGGTTCCGACTTTGGCACATAGTGCTCCAAATATGGTGGGAACATGAGTATGCTACCCTCTCTTAATTGTGGTTCATATTTCTCTTCATAGTTATTCGAATCAAGTTCGATTGAATTTGTCTGTCTCAATTCTCTAATCGGATCATTGAATACAACTGGTTGATGCACCTCCGGGTCAAACTTCAAATAATGAATACATGAGAAATGTGGGCGTGGTGCAAACATATCCGGTTGAACATGTGAATGCACTTCCTGATACTCACCATTACTATAATAGTTGAACCACATATCTGATACATTTACCTTTGTGGGTCTATCAAAGAATCTTAAAATATATTTTTCATACAATTTTTGTGTGATTTCACTTTGAGTAAAAAGATCAAAGTTAAAGTCTTCATCCTCATATGATGTCAGAAGATTATCAGTCAACCACCCATCAGGTATTTTTGCATTTCCACTATTACGAAACTTTTCAATTATATGACACAATTCTTCCTTGATTCTTTCATTCTCTTTGATGTGAGACTGAAAGATATGTATTGGAAATAATACTTTTTTATATGGATTCACGGATCTATGTGTCTGTGCTCTTGTGATTTATAATCATCCACATCATCTCTTCTGTTCTTCACATACTCCAACTGATGCCACAAAAAATTAGGACAACATACTAAAATATGAATCTTCTTATGTTTTTCTTCTTTGGTATATTGACAATGAGGTTTATCTTTGACTCCAACTTCAATGCTGATGCTTTCATCACACTTAAAATAGACCCACCCCTCATCAATGTGCCCACTGATTCCTGGACGATTCCATCTTACATAGTCATCAACTTGTGGAGTATAGTGCATATTCAAGAGGTGTGAGTTTGAGTTGCATTGCAGTATAGGGACGAGTATCAGAAATGTCTACCTGATTACCTTGCTTGGTGGCATTAACAGGGGAGAAATAGCATCTCTTCTTTGTGTTGTAGAATCCCCAGATTGTCCTAACTGGATCGCTGCTATAACAATACTTACGGTGATGAAGTAACCAAATAGCAAGAACATTTGATTTGTGAGACTTAACTTCATAGGAAAAACCTTTCGGGGGTTCATGGATGAAATCGCTAGGAAGTTCATGAATTGTCGATGACTGCACGAAGTCTGTTTGGTGCAATTCCGATTCCAAGGTAGGTTTGCAGTTTAGCATCACATTGTTCTTTGGTCAATTTACTATTAGAATTGTCATCTTCAACAATATCTTCCCATCCAGTAGTAGTCATTTCCTGAATTTTGTAAAGTCTTTCTTCCATGGAATTAATTGAATTTGTCTTACTATTTTAGGTCAGTTGTGATTAAATGTCAATCATAAGTTGTTCAAATTCAAGGGCATCAATACCGGCAGTGTCATCATCATGCAAATCGATCATGTCAGTGTCAGTCAGGGAAGTGAGTTTACCGAACAGAAAGTCGATAAACTCATGGTCTTCTTTAGTAAACATCAGCAGGAAGCAAAAAAGTATTCTTGGGGTTCGGTCAGAATGTCGGTGACTTCATAACCCATGTCCAGACGTGAATTGATTGTTTCGTTCATCTCACGTTTGGTCATCAGTCGCATGGACATTGCACTATCCTTGAACTTCAGAGTGTAAACAAACTTATCGGTCAGGATGTTGTGGGGACGGAACTCAACAACCATGGAGTGACGCTTGGAAGTGATTTGCATCGGGTGTGTTCCCTTGATTACTTTGTAATTATAGCAGGGTGATGGTGCCCTGTGGTCGGTTAGTGGTCAGTTCGGCAGGTGTCACACTAGAACACGTTGGTCCATCGTTCGTGCTGTATCCTGCTGATTCTACCATCTTCCAGTAGATTATCACAGACACGACAGAAAACATCAAACTTATCTGCACGGGTCATTTTAGAATCAATACTATTTGCAGTTTGACCGACAACTTTGAGAACTTGTTGCTTGAGCATGATTCAGGAAAAAAGAGGAGTTACAGTGTGGCGGATGCAATCACGGCGACCGACGTACTTATCAACCCACCTAACCAATCTGTCGTTCTGTGCCACAATACCTTTGTGTGTTGTGGGTTTGGTGGGCATCGTTCGGTTGAAGTCTTCTACGGTTCCATCACGATATTCGATCCGGATGTTGTAAGTTGCAGTGGTGGTCTGCATGTCCCTCCCTTGATTACTTTGTAATTATAGCACCACCACATAGGCGGTTGCACCATCCCTGTGACGGTTCCTCAACTGACACCACTTGTTTCTCATTTAAGTACCGTTCATGTAGTCTTATCTCTTCCTTACGTGCCTCAATTTCGTGTGGTTGATCAAAATAGTCGTAATTTTCCACTGGTTCGAGTGAATAACACAATTTTCCATATCGGTGCCGCAGGGAACCACGTATCCACTGTGCCATGTGGGTCAGTTCATGAAAAAGAGTTAATGAATAAGTTTCCTCATCCATGTAGGTGTCAAGTTCAATCAGGAAATTACGTGGTCTGTGTGGATACTCCTCCACATCAGTCATCACATCACAGTAACCCAGAGCATGTTCACGTTTCAGTCCACGATGTAAAACTGTGACGTTAATTTTATGACGTGGAAAGAAGTTATTCACAAACCAAGAGGTAATATCCTCACAGAGGATTTTAGAATAACCGTATCCACAATGATTGATGTTAGACATGTTCCCCAGTGCATTAACCAAATAAATGATCCGACAAAGACAAGTTTCTCTTTAGATGTCATGAACAGAAGTAAGTAGAGTTGCGATAGAGATAACCACCTGCCCAATCACAATTTGCAGGATTAAGAACCCACTCACGTTCTTTAATGATCAGCAGATTGTAACGCACACCTTTCGCAGGTGCCTTGTATGATGCTGGCTTGTAGACTTCACCGGTCTTCTTATCAATGAAAGCATGGCAGGAACGTGAACCATTATCAACGTGCCAGATTTTGTGATACTTGCGACCTGTATCCAGGGTGAAGTCTACATCACAAATACCCTTCTCAAGTTTAGCAATGCGATCTTCATAGTATTTTTTATCCACACCATTATCCATTGACATAGAGACTTTGCTCATGCGAATCGCATAATTGATGTAATTCTGACGCAGTGCTTCACACAACTCAAAGGAGTGTGCCAGAACCTTGGCAGCAATATCCTTACGTGCCTCGGCAGCAGCAGCATAGTCGGCAAAGGTGGTTGTGGTCATGGGTGGTTCCCTTGATTACTTTGTTATTATAGGGCATCCTGGTGGGGTTTCAGGGT